TCCACCGTCAGGATGGGCTCCCATGTCCCCTCCCGGTGGATCTCCCCCTTATAGGTTCGGAACCCGGCATAGGTAGGCCGCAGCAAGATGTTGCGCAGCACTCGCTGGTCCACGAACCCCTTGCCGCCGACCGCCTTCCATGACGGCACGAAGTCCGTCGCGACAGCCCGCAGCGTCTCCCCTGCCAGTACCCGCTCCGCCGCCTCCTGGATCAGTCTCGCCTGCTCCGGGATCGGCTCGCGCCGGATCGGCTTCCCTGAATCCGGATCCCGCACAATCCGATACCCGCGCGCGACCTTCCCGTGAGCCTGCCCGTCGGCCAATGCCTCCTGGATGCCGCGGTTCACCGCTTCGCTGATGTCGTCGGACTGCCCTTCCGCGCGGATCGCGTCGGAGTTCGCGGCTTGCCGGTCCGCGGCCTTCCACAGCTCGTAGGTGCGGCCGCCGTACCTCCACGGGATCCGGTTGTCGATGCACATCCGCCGCAACGGGACGTAGTCGTCGAGGTCGCGGTGGCCGCGATTATGGGCAAACGTCCACAGAGCATCGGCCTCACCAGAGAGAATGGCCTCACGGGCTTCGCCGAACCCGGGCCGGTCCTGCACCCGCCGATACAAGGAGGCGGACAGGTTGTCCTTGAACACCGCGACCACGGTGCCGCCGATACTTTCGATATCGCGACGGCCAACTTTCTCCTGGTCAGCGGGTGACTTATCTCCCGGACCGGACTTGCGCGTGTACAGAGCCCAGCGACGTGGAGCATCAGAATCGGCCACGCCGCGAGAATACCCCCTATTGAGGTTTAACAGAACTCATCGTGCAATAGGAGGTATGCAGGGACGGTGCGAATGAATCCACGGACCACACGATAACTCTCGCCCTGGAAGAGGCCCCTCGGCCGAGCAACACACACCTCGGTAATCCCCTGAACGCAGAAGAGCCGCCCCGAGCGTGATTCTCGGGGCGGCTTTCTCGTACCTGTGAGGAATTCTTGCTGGTTCAGTCGATGCTCGTCACGCCGCACCAGGCGGCGAATCCGCGCACTGTCTCCGACGCTCGCGCTTCCTGACGCGCCAGCATCCGGATCGTCTCGTGCACCATCGGGTGATACCGGGTCTGTGTCGGCGCAATTCGCTTCGCCACCTGCAATGCCGAGAACGCGCCCTCCCGATCGCCGTGCAGCAGGAACCCGCGGGCGAGGTCGATGTAGTGGTGGCCCATCCGCTCCCGTGGCGTGCCCGTGGGGAGCTTGAACGTCGCGTTGCGTTTGATCGCTTCGGTGCCATCCATCATCTCCACCGCCAGCCCGACAGACCAGATGTGCACGTTGTCGCGGCCGAACCACAGCCGGTAGTCGTCGCGGCCATCCCCGACATGCTGAGCCAGATCCGCAGCCTCGGCCAGGTGCGCATCGGCCTGCTCCCGCCTGCCAGCGCGCGCGTACGCGAGGCCGGACTTCAAGTGCAGGTTGCCCATCATCGACAGCGTCGCCGGATCACCCTTGGGCACATCGGATTCGATGCCCGCGCGGCTGGACTCGAGCAACGCCACGGCGTTCTGCCAGTCCGCGGCGCAGATCATCTCGCCGGCCCGCTGATAGTCGCCCGCAGCGACAGCGAGAGGATCCCCTGAGCGCGCGGCAGCCCATTCGTAGCGGTCGACCGCCAGGCTCGACAGGTCGATGTAGCCGAGCTTGTACACCAACTGGCTGGTCGCCGCGTACGCCTCGGCGAGAAGACCGAAGATGCGTTCCTGATCGGCGCCGGTGGTGGAGTGCCACGCCACCCGCAGATCCCGCAACAGGTTGGGCAGAAACTCGCCCAGCTCGGTGAGTTGCACGCCATGACGAAGTTTCGATGCCTTCGCCACATCGGCAGCGAGCTCGAGATAGGGGCGGGGCGGGATGTCTTCCGGCGGAATCCGATACGTCGCCAGCTCTCGCCGGATCGCGGGGATGCCAGAGTGAACCTTCTGCTCTTCGCGGCTGCTAGTCGGCGTGGGTCGGTCGGTGAGGTCGTTGTAGCTGACGTTCAAGGCGCGGGCGCAAGCCGCAATGAACGCCTGCGAAGCCGGCACCACGCCGCGCTCCACCTGAGAGACCAGCGACGCAGATAGGTGCGCCTCCTGCGCGAGTTTCGTTTGGGTCCAGCCGGACAGCTTGCGGGTAGCGGCTACGCGCTTGCCTACGCCCTCGTCCTGGGTCATTGCGATCACGGTTCCTATTCGACGCCACCCCTACTCACAAAACTAACAAAAGTTTTGCGAGTTCGCCCCCTTGCATTGCGAGAACCTGAGTTCAGCCCCCGATGCGGGGCTGTTCCCGCCCCCGAACGGGATCAGCGGCCCGGGGAGGGCTCGTAGCCACACTGCCTCCCTCCCCGGCGCCGACCCGCATCAAACAACCGAACAGACCCCAAGGACGCCAAATGACAACGAAGGCGGTCGGGTTCCTGGACAAACGCATCTCCTGCGCTGCCCAGCCCAACGACGAACAGGCAATCCGCGCCACCGCGCGCCACAAGTTCCTCGATCTCGCCCGGCTCTTCGCCTGCAGTCACCTCGTGGACGACCCCGCCAAGCGGCTGACGATCATGCTCGGCCGCGTCAACGCGGACACGATCATCGTCCCCTCGCTCGAACACCTCGGCGACGCCGCCGAAATCCTCAACCAGACCTATCGGATCATCGAAGTACCTCGCATCCCTGGTGACGACCCGAAGATCTGGAAGCCGCAGACTTTGATGGCGGGTGCGCGATGAGGTCCGCCGATCTGTGGCGCCAGCGCCGGGCCGCAGTCATCAAGCGGGGCGCATCGCTGACCAGCCTTTCCCCGCACACCGCGCGCATCACGCCCCCGACGCACGCCGAAGCAGATGTCGACATGCAGCAGCACCGATCCTGCGGCCCAGATTGCGAGCGTCGCAGGATCGCCGCCGAGGCGCTGGCCCCGTCGACGGTCGCATGAACGACGCAACGCGGCGCATGGGATACCTGCATCACGAAGATGGCGTGTCCATCGTCGGGCAGGACGGCTTCGCTTGGGAGCCCTGCGATCTCGAACCCGAACCTGCTGCGCTCGAGGTGCCCACGATCGACGTGGAGCCGGAAGCAGTGGTCGACCGAGAGGTGCGGCGTGAACTCGAAAACTGAGCTGCCGCAGCGGGCCAAACATGCGCTCGATCTGCCTCCGGTCGAAGTGCCGTCCGCAGACTTGCTGATCCGTGTGGTCGAAGCGCTCGAGAAATGGGATCCGACAGACAGGTCGTGAAACGCCGAAAAGCCCCCGACCCCTGTAACGGGACCGGGGGCTTGTTCGTATCAACAGGCGTCAACTTGTGTTCTAGCCAGGAGAATACCCATGCGTAGGATTCTGCCCGTATTCGCTCTCGCCTCCATCGCTGTATCGATGCTCGCCCCCGCAGCATCAGCCGATGACCTCGGCCAAGCATTCCTGCAGGGGATCGCCAGCGCGTTCGGAAGCTCCGGAAACTCCAGCCCCTCAACGCCGCAGGGCGGGATCTACCCGGATTACCAGTCGTGCAACGATGCTGCCCGCGCAATCCGCCGCCCGGGCGTGACCGCGGAATGCAACCCCATCGGCGGTACGGGACACCGATACCAGCTCGTCGTCGTCCGATAGCGTCCCGGCCGGGGCGGGATTCACACCTCGAGCGCGTTGATCGCCTCGGCCATCCGATGGCAATACAGGCCCTCGATGTAGGTGCGGATGTGGTCCCGCCCGGACAGGTAGCCGACTACCTGCCTCGCCGCCTCGTCGTACAGCTGCCAGGTCTCAACCGGGTTGCGCCACCAGTCCCAGTTGATCGGCTGGAACCGCCGGCGCCGCAACCGGTCCACGAGATCCTGTGACCAGCCGCCGATCTCGGCGAACGAGAAGGCGGACATACCGTCCGCGATACCCCGCAGCGGTGAGCCGGCCGCGCACGAGGTGATGACATCGTTCGGGTTGGCGTACTCGAGGTGGATGTGGCCCTCAGGGAAGTCGCCGTGCGGCCCGTTGATCCCGTAGCCGCGGGCGCCGGAGTCGACTGAGTCCCCTTCGCGCCGGACCGGATTGGCCAAGCAGGCGGTGAACGCCACCTCGCACTCGGGGAACAGCCCTTGCGCCTTGGCCTCCATGAACGCGTCCACGACGAGGGCGCCGAGACTGTACCCGAGGATGCCGACAGGATTCGGTGTCGCTCGGATCATCGCCGACAGCGCAGTCAGCCCAATCTCGATGGAGGTGGCTTCGCTCGGACCGAGCGGGCCCGCACCCACGGGTCCAACAGTTCCCGGGTAGGGGCAATCGCCCAGGTAGTGGAACTTATCCGGGTCGAGTTCGCGGACGACGTTGCGCAGCATCGCGTTCGGTGCGCCCAAACCCTCTCCCGTCCCGCGGACGGTGATTATGTCAATGGTCATCGAGCCGATCACCTTTCGCGGAATATGGCTCTGACATGCGATAATTGCTTGATGAGCGATGAGGGCACGGCCCGCATGGTGACGGCGTATCCGCTGCGTGAACTGCCTGACGGGATCATCCGCTGGCGTCTCAAGCAGAAGCGTGACGACGGATCCTGGGAGGTCGGCGAGTGGGTCGACGGTGCGCCGCCCTGGCTGCCTCCCAAGGCTCCGCCCGGAAGCCTGCTCGAGTACGACCTTCGGCAGCTGCGTCCACGGCAGGTGACGATCCTCGGCGACACCGTGCGCGAGTGGAGCGCCGAGGATCTGGACACCGACCCGCCCGCCTTCCTCGGCGAGCGGATCGTGGCCGGTCTGCGGTCAGCCAGGTAGCGTCACGGGATGGCCACCGCAAGCTCGTCCGCCATACGCTGATGCCCCAGCCACGACGGATGGATCGTGTCGGTGGTGTAGTCGGGCCACAGCGCGGTGCTGCTGGTGCCGCGCATCGCGCCGGCGAAATCCACCACCCCATTGCAGAAGGTGGGCTGACCGCCAATCCAGTCGTTGTAGGACAGGCGCACACTGTCACCGGTCGACGTCCGCGAGATGACGGTGCCCAGGTAAACCTTCCCGGTGAACGAGTAGGCGGTCTGGAGCCTGCTGACCAGGGTGCGCACCGACGCCTGGAGACCGGCCAATGTCGCGCTGGCACCGAAGATGTCGTTGCTGCCGCCGCAGATCAGCACCTCATCGAGGGTGAACGTGTCCAGCGCCAGCCGGTCCCAGATATGCGCGACGGAAGCATTGGACAGAGCCGTCGCGTAGTCGCTCAACTTCCAGCCGGCCAACGACATGTTCACGATCAACCGGTTCGTCGCGGCGGCCCACAGGTAGACATTGCCCTTCCACAACGGCGTCGGCACGATGCTCGCCGAAGTGGTCCCCTTCGCACCGGCGATCGGCTCGAAGATCGAATCGCCAATCACCAAGCAGACTTTGCGCCGAGATGTCGACTGGTACTCGATGATCCAATCGAACGGAATGCTGGTCACCGTGCCGCCCGAACCCGCGACGGTCGGGTCGGTGGCCGAGGTCGAGGTGGTCCACGTCCACGCCTTACCGGCGCCGGTCTGCACTGCGGTCGACGACGCGAATGTCCACCCGAACGCCACCAAATACTCCACGTTCGCGGTGAACAGACCCGGAGCGCTGGTAACCCATGGTGAGGTGTACCAGGTCCCATCACCGGGGATCGTCTGGTCGGTCGACACGATCGTCGTCGCCGTGCTGCCGGAGAAGCTGCCGGTTTCTGAGCCCGTGTTGTCGCTGGTCGACGGCGGACTGTGCAGACCCACCACCAGCTTCTTCAAGGTGGCCGCGGTTTTCGCGGTCTCTGCGGTGTCCCGGTTGCGGATCATGAACCGCCACTGCGTCACATCCACCGGCAGCTTCACCACGAACCGGGAGCTACCCGCTGTGCCCGCCGCCAGCGAGCTGGTGACCGTGCCGCCCAGCCCGCCGTTGGTGTGCCGGATCGTGCGGGTTACCAACGCGCCGCCGTTGAGGTCGTCGATCGCGCTCTCGATGCGGTTGAGATTCGCTGCCGAGACCGGCGTCGCCGTCGACGGCGAGTCCTGCCACGTAATTCGAGACCAAGTCATGGCGCTCCTGGATACAAAGTCGGAGAGGGATAGAGAGACGGAGACGGCAGCGGAGTCCCGACCACCGAAGGCGCGACCGCCGCAGCGGTAGCCGACGCCTTCACTGCGGTGACATTCGCGTCCCCGCGCACCGCGGGAACGGTCGCTGCGGCCGTGGCTGCGGCCTTTACGGCGACGACAGAGCTGCCTGCGGACATGCCAGGGTTCGGCGCGACAGCGGACGCCGCCACCGCGGCGGGAGCGATACCGACACTTCCGGTGACCACCGGCACGGCGGCCGCCGCGGACGCAGTGGCGGCCGACGAGATAACCGACTTCGACACCGCCACAGCGGGAACCGGCGCCAGTGCCGAGGCGGTAGCGAGGGTCGGCGACAGGATTGCGCCGCCAGACGTTTCCACCACAGGCGCTGGCATAGTCGCAGTGGCCGTCGCCAACACCGCAATCACCTCGCGGTCCTGAACGATCGGAAGCGCCTGCGCCCCAGCCGTAGCCACTGGGGCTACGACCAACGCGTCCCCAGTCACTGCCGGCGCTATCCCAGCCGTCGACGCCTGAGCTCGCACCGCGGCCACAAGAGCCGACGCCGACAACACCGGCACAGGTGCCGCAGCTGTCGCCCCGGCAGCCACGCCGACGATCGACGCGGGAGTGGAATGCACGTCCGGCACGCGCGCAGCACCAGTGGCGGCCGCGCGCGACGGGGTCAGGATCGCCGACCGAGACTCGTCATAGAGCAGGTGCTCGACACCGTTGGCGTCCCAGTAGTAGACCCGCGGTATCAGCCGCTGGCCGGTGTCCCAGTAGTAGATAGCGCTCGGCGCGTGGCCGCCTTGGTAGATAGACACATCACGCCACCGTCACCGACGCGAGGCCGGCCGAATCCCATGTGATCGAGAGGGTTCCGGAGGTGGTGGACACGTCGGTGCCGAAATCGACGTACATCAGCAGTGGACGCGTCGCATCCGTACCGGGGGTCGAGTCGTAGACGACCGCGTACCGAGCGGTGAGGGTCGAGGACGGCCACGACACATCCGCCGCGTCGAAGGCGAGGGTGTTGGTGGCACCGGTGTAGGTGAGCGTCGGCGACGACAACGTAGCCCCACCCGCGGTGTAGCCGGTGCCGGTCACCTCCGCGCTGACCGACGACTTGTACTGGTGCGCATCCTGATCCGGGGTGTAGGACGAGGTGCACAGCATCACCTTGATCGCATCGGACGACAGGTCCAGCTTCTTGGTGAACGCCGAGGTGAATGCCGGTCCGTACCACTTCGCGGTAACAGCCATGATGCTCCTTCAAACGGGGACAGCCCGCCGCCGAAATTGGCTGCGGGCTGTCGGATGGGGGTTGGTCAGTAGACGTAGAAGACCGACCCCGGGATGGGGGTCGTGTTCGAGACGAGGGCCGCGTAGTCGTCGGCCGTCATGGCGCGCGCGACGGATACGCCGCCGCCGTTGATCACCGCGGTCGCCATCTGCGCGGGCGGCACGGGGAGGCCTTCCTGGATGAGGTCCCATAGCCGTACGGGCGTCGCGGAGTCGGGGATGTCGATGGAGTACTCGGCGATACCGACCGCGACAATCGCCGGGCCCGGCGCGAGATCAGGTGTAGTGAGTACGCCAGCATCGGCGGTGAACTGCACCATCCACGGCGTGATCATCGCCGTGTCGTCGTCGCTGTCGCGCACAGTCGGCGACCGGAAGGTGATCACCGTGTTGTCATCGATACCGGCGATGGACTGGATGTGCTCGGTGATGACGGTCATCTACGCCTCCGCGAGGATGTAGCCCGGCTGCCCGAGCATCTGCAGGGCCAGCCAGCAATAGCCGTCGAACTCCTCGTCGGTCTGGCATGGTCCGTGGATCACGTATGAGCCGGGTCGGCGCATCAGCGACAACTCCGCTGCAGCGCCGGTTTCCGTCGCCGGCACAGCCACCACCTCGGGCATGGTCACCTGCCCGTATCCGTCCTGCACCCACACCGTGACGTAGTCATGGCCCTGATAAGCCGGGGATACCGAGAAGCACCGTGCCCTCCCCGCGAATCCTCCGACCTCAGCTATATGCACTGTGGCAGTTGGCATTTCACTCCTAGTTGAACCGATATTCGATGACGGTCACCACGCCTGCGGCGCCGCTTGCGCCCGCGCCTCCCCCGCCGGCCGGAAAACCGCCTGCGTGCCCGCTGTTGCCACCACCACCGGATTGACAGACCTGCCAGAACGGGGGGCTCGAGACCCCCGCGGCGACAAGTCCCGATTTCCCCCCGGTTGATCCGGAGCCCGCTCCGCCGCCGCCGCCTGACAGCAGTTCGATCGGGGCCCCGTTGGCGTTCCCGCCGACCTGGCCGCTGGCGCCGCCAGTACCGCCGATGAGGTAGATCTGCTGCGGCGTCCCTCCCCCAGCGCCACCGTTGTTGCCGCCCTTCGCGCCGGGACAGCTCAGAATGGTCCCGAAAGATGAGGCGCCACCGTCACCGCCGGACCCACCTCCAGAGCCGACGACGATCGGCAGTGAGGCCGGGAGGTCTTCAGCGGCGATGCTGCGTTTGAGTACCACCCCGCCACCGCCACCACCGGTGCTTGATGACCCAGCGCCTCCCGCGCTGCGGATATAGACGTCGATGCGGTATAGGTTGGGATCCTTCGTCCAGGTGGCGTTCGAGGTGTATGCGGTGAGGACCGTGTACATAGGTCAGCTCGAGCGTTCGATGATGAACAAAATCCCGTTTCCGCCGTTGCCTCCCCGGGAGCCGCGTTGGCTGATGCCGCCGCCGCAGCCACCCCCACCACCAGCCGGAAAGGCTCCGTCGCCGCCGCGCGCCCCCTCCGAGATGCCGCCTCCGCCACCGCCACCACCGGTGGCGACGATCGACGAGGGTGGCGTGCCGTCCTGGCCGGGGCTCGCGGGCTGGCCGCCGGGCGAGATACCGCCGATGCCGCCGCCAGCGCCGGAGCCGCCGAACGCCCCACCCCCGCCACCGCCACCACCACCGCCGTGGAGGTCGTAGGCGCTGGTCGAGTTCCCGCCGACTCCCGCGTTGCCGCCGGATGCGCTTTCACTGGCACCCTTGCCGCCAGTGCCGCCGGGGATCATGCCCGCCCCGCCAGCGCCACCGATACCGCTGTTGTCGACGTTGCCGCCGCACGCGCCACCGTTGCCGCCAACCGCCGTCAAACTCGATGAGCCGGAACCAAATATCGTGTTGCCGCCACCGCCGCCCGGCGCGAAGTCGGCGACACCCCCCGCCCCGCCGGCGCCGATCGTGATCGGGATCGGCAGGAAGTGGCCGGAACCATCGACGGGTAGAAGCGATGCGGGGATGTTGGTGTGCACCTCACCGCCGCCTCCACCCCCGCCGCCGGAAAACCGGTTGGCGGCGATGACGTTCCACACTCCAGCGCCCCCGCCGCCGCCAGCGCCGATCTCGATGATGTCGATCGACTTGATGCCGGGGGTAGGCGTGTAGGTGTTGTTACTGGTAAACACCGTCGCGACGCCCTGAAGGAGCGCCTGCTGGAACTGCTGCTGCAACGTGGTGATGCTGTGGGTGTGGTCGGTGATCGTCGGCAACTGTTTGACATAGTTGTCGTTGACGGTGCCGAAGATGGCGTCGATGACGGTGGCGAATCCGCCGAGGATCGCGCCGATCGCGCCGCCGACCAGGGACAGGATGATGCCGATCAGGCCGCCGTTGAGGTTGCCCCACAGTCCATCCTGGACCTGTCCCTGCATGGTGTTGGTGACGCTGTCCTGCGTCCGCCCACCCATGCCCGGGATGGAGCCGTCCGCGCCGAGACCCCACTGGCCACCGTCTGCCGACCCGGTCCCGCCAGGGAAGGTCACTCGCCCCTCCGCTCCTGCTGCTGAATCCGCACCAAGGTGAGCAGCAGGTCGAACACCGCGACGGCGACGCCGAGTAGTAACAGGGGTCGGATGATGTCGCGGCCGGGGTAGGTGTAATCGGTGCAGATCGCTATGGCGCCCTGCGTGCAGATCGCACCGATGCACGTCACCAGGATCATGACGGCGCGCCCGGAAGATGTTGCGCGCCAACGTGACCTAAGTCCGTACACGACGACGAAGACCCACGACAACGAAGCCAGTATGACAAGAATGACGTTGCCGACCAGATCCCGATCCGGCTCGAGAACCAGCGCCGCGGACCCCGCAGCTGTTGCGGACACCAAAAGGGCGACCCTCCTCATGCGCCTGCCACCTTTCGTCTGAAGGCCTCTTCGATGGACTCCCCGAAATGGTTGCGGCGCAGGACATATTCCAGTTCTGCGTGCAGGTGATTGACAATCGGCCATTGGTCGCGGACTTGCCGCAACTCATTTGTGGCCCGCTCATCCGCCGCCCGAGCTCGCTGCAGATCTTCAGGTTCGGGCGGCGGATTAGTCTTGCGTCGTCGTGGCCACATGGTCACTCCCCGACTGTGCGGTCGGCAGGGCCTGAAGCACACGCACTGTCGCGTCGCCCTGCACCGTCAATTTCGCGACCTGCTGCACCAAGGCCGCGTTCGCTTCATCACGCTTCTCCAGCGCGGACTTCAGATATGCATTGGTGGCGCGCTCGCCGGCCAGCAACCGTTCCACCTGTGCCTCGGGCACGAACTTGCCGGAAACCACCATCCGGACCAAGGTCAGGGTCAGTACAGAGCACACCCCGCCCAGGCTGAGCGTTTCCCAGGTGACCGGCCCGAGAACCGTCTCGATCACTCGTCAGCTCGCCCGGCCGGTAGCTTGGCGACCGGGGTGACCGCTGGCCGGATCAGCAAACCGGCGATGAGCGGCGACAGAGCCGCGTACACATTGGTCACGGTTTCGATCCAGCTGACGTCGATGTTGTGGCCGACGATCAAGGCGACAATGCCTGTGACCGCGACGAGGGCGGAGCGGATCAGTGCCGGTTCGGGGATGCGGGAGATCTTCACTTCTCGTCTCCGTTCTTCATCTCGGCGACCGCGTCGATGAGGGTGAGGTCTTGACCTTCGCTGTTCTGGCCGAGTTGCGGCCACGGGCCGAGCTGTCCGGCGATGTAGCGCACCTTGTCCAGCAGCTCGCGCTGCTCGTCGTCACTGAGTGCCATGAGGGGACCTCCTGTAGTAGTTCCGATGCCGCACGCGGCGGCGAATTCGCTGGGAGACAATCCATTTGCCGAGTTCATGTCGCAGTTGCCGAAAGGCGGTGCGCCCTCGGGCAGGCCGCCGCCGAAGCCCTGCCCGTCGGTGTACTGGTGCGCGATCTGACCGGGCAGATCCGGCAGCCGCCCGTATCCCGCGGCGATGACGCGCAGGCCGTCCGGGCGGGTGCGCCACATGCTGTTGAAGTCGCCAGTGTTGGCGTAGCCGATGACGCGCTTCGGGTTGCCCAGCCAATCGGCCAGCCACCAGTACATGCGGTTGATGCCGTCGGACTGATCACCACCCGGGTTTCCGCCGGACTCGACGTCGATCATGGCGACCATGCGCGGATGCGGCCCGCCAGCGTCGGTGACCATATCGATCATCGTTTGCGTGGTGGCGTCCCAGTTCGGCCGCCAGTAGGCGTAGACGATGAAGAACTCGAGCCGACCGGACTCGACCGCGTTCACGCACCATCGGTAGTTGTGGAGGAAGTTCGGATCCCGGAACGTGCCGTCGTTCGAACGGATCGACAACACCCGGTGGGGATACGAATCGTTCACGGGCGCTTGGAAATAGCTCACGTCGGCGAACAAGGTGTCCACGGTCACGATTCCTCCTCGGCCGTCTGCGCGGCCCGCTGTTGCTGTTCCTTGATGAATTGCGCGCCCGCTTTCTGCAGCGTCGCGAGATAAACCGGGAACTGCGCCGCCTGCTCTTGGCGCGCCTGCTCACGCTGCTCCGGCGTCATCGACTGGATCTGTTTGGCCAGGTCCGGCTTCAACGCCTGCAACAGCTGCTGCATCACCGCCATCTGCTGCTCCGGAGTCGAAGCGGCCGCGTCCTGTTCCTCGGCGTAGTTCTCGCGCTTCACCCACCGCGGCGGATTCATCCACGCCGCCTCCGGGTGATCACCGGCGACGGGAAGCTCCTCCATCAGCTCCGGGTGTACGCGCACGCCGCGCTTCAACAGCGCTTCCGCCCACGGGGCGCGGGCCTTCGGGTGGATCGGCACGAGCACGCCGTCGCGGTGGCCGGGGAAGGCATCGAGTACGCCGATGAGCATGGCGAGCTGTTCGGCATCGTCGTTGAAGATGGGGTGATCCTGTTCGGCCACAGACGGCCTCCTCACGAGATCAGGTGGACGCCGATGTTCTGCAAGGTGGTGAGCGCCTTGTTGAGCAGGCGCGCTTGCCGTTCGGCGGTGGACATGGACGCTTTTGCGTTGCCGACGGTCGCGTCCCAGTTGTAGGTCTTGCCGGACCCGAAATCCCACGACAGTTCCATGGAGTCGACCTGGTCGACGAAGAACTTGTCCGTCACGTCAGCGTCCGTAGACGCGATGCGGTGTCCGACATCGAAGTTCAGGCCGGGCAGGTATTCGCCGCCGAATCGGAGGGTGAATACGTGCGAGGTTTGGCTCTGGCTGGATTCGAACCCCGCGCGGATCGCGGCCACGGCCGACAGTGACCAGGAGTTGTTCTCCGCGCCCTGCTGGAAGATCTCGTACAGGTGGACCCAGCCGAGGTTGTGGGCTCGGGAGTTGTTGGTCCACTGCAGCCACGCGAAGATCGTGCCGACCAAGAACGGCATCACGATGTCGGCGACGATGCTGCCGAGGTCGCTGAATCCGCCGAGCAGGAAGTAGCCGATCAGCGCAGCAGTGGTGTTGATCGCGAGCTTCGCCACCCCGTCAGCCAGCGGGTTATCGCCGCCGACGATCACCGATACGGCGGTGGCCGGCGCCCACGTGACTTCGCTGGTGTCGACCTGGCTATATCGGCTGGCCCGCACGACAACCCATGGATGTGAGGGGATCATGCCGAGGAACCACGGCTGGTAGTACGGGTCCGGGAACGACTCGTCGTCGGTGATGGGTGTGCGGATGTCCTCGACGTAGCCGTCGACGAACGCCGCTACCGAGCGGGCGAGGCCTCCGACGATGCCGCCGCCGGTGCCGGTGCCGTTCGGGCCGTAGAATCCGCTGTTGTCGACCACCTCGAGCACCAACGCGCCGTTGCGGCACACCGGCACCCCGGGCACTGGGCATTCCTCGCCGTCGACAGTGATGATGCGGCGGTAGGTGAGGGTGAGTTGCGCGTCGTCGAGCGCGTCACCGATCACCTGATCCATGCGGTTCATGCGCGTCGCGAGGATCGTCCACATCGAGCTGTCGTCGAGATCGAACGCTTTCGCGTTGATCAAGACCTGCCAGTCGGACCAGTCGAATAGGTCGTCGTAGGAGTCCCACGCGAACGGATCCGCCGGCAGGTTCCAGAGGTTCCCGTTCAACCTGATCAGGTTGATCAGGATCATCATCGAGATAGCCCATTTCGCGGGGCCCAGGATGGGAAGCACCCGCGGAAATTGGAAGATCGGTATGGGCAGCAACGGATTTGGCGGCCCGAGCATGAACTGAATGAACTGCAAATCGTCGACGAAGGTGACCTCGAGAAACCGGACCCGGTTCTGGGTGCGGACCTTCCAGTTCTGCAGCAGCCCGGACCAGCGTTTCGCGCCGCCCATATGGTCGACGGTGATGACGACGTTCTTCTTGGCCTCGTCGTCTTCGGGGATCGACATCAGCCAGCGCGCCATATGGTGATCCAGCGGCAGCGTCAGAACACCCTTTTGGCTCTGGTTGTTGCGCCACGGGAACTTCCCGGCCACGGTCTGGGTGACACGGCCCCGCAGCACCAAGCCGGCCGAGGAGTCCGGTTGGTTCATCCACAGCCGGATCAGCGGCGGAGTCCGGCGCATGGTCTTGTACCAATCGCGGATCTCGTCGGTCTGCGCCTTCAGCGCCGGGATGTCGGCGAGAGTTGTGGTCATACCGTCACCCCGAACGGCCGGGTATGACGGCGCGGCACCCACAGCGTCACCGCGGCGCCGGGATTCGCGCCCGTCACGCTCACTGTGAACGCCGCGTCATCGTCAGTAGGGCGCAGGCGGGCCCGGATCGGGTACAGGAACCCGTTGGACTGCCACCGCGCCTGCACCGGCGCCCCGTTCGCGGCCACCAGCGTCGGTTCGTCGGGGTCGGTGTCGATCGAGCAGTCCTCGCCCGCCAGCAGTGTGGGGATCCACTGGTCACGGTCGGCGTCGTCGAGTGCCCGGTTGAACGGCGGGGTCGTCTTCGCGTAGATCTTCTGCCCGTACGACCGGTCCTGGAACGTCCACTTCCCAGGTGCAGTGGCGAAGGCTCTCCACCACACCTCCACGTCGCCGCGGTTCTCGATCTGCCAGGTATGCGACCCCGACGAGCCTGACGAGAGCGTCCACGTGTACTCGAGCGGATCGGACTCCCAGAACGGGTTCTCGCACGCCGCGCTGATTCCCAGCGTCGAGTCGTGCGTGATGTAGGGATCCTTCTTCTCGTAATCGGCTGAGGCGTAGGCGATCGGCTCGGTGAGCAGCCGCATTTTCAGGCGCCGCACGCCGTAGCTGGTGTGCGCCTCCAGTTCGAATTGGTCCTCGCCTACCATGCCCAGCGCCATGCGGAACCGAGAGTCGATGTCAGCCCATACCAGCGGATTCGGGTGGTAGATCTGCACCGAGAACACGGGGTCCCGGCGCTCGAACCGCATCCCCTGATAGCTACTGCCAGTGGAGGTTTCGAGCCAGAACGTTTTCGCCGGCGCGTCGATGAACTTCTGCGGGCCTGGCCGCAACAGCACGCCCTCGGTTTCATCGGTGAGGTTCCAGCGTGACCCGTCGCAGCCGTTGAGGTAGAGCGTCAGGTACTTGCTCATCCGAAGGTCACCAATGTTCCCTGCTCCTGGATGGCGTTCCACCGGTCCTGTTCGCGCATGAGGTGGTCGACGTCCATCACGTGCATGTCACCGTTGAAGTTCACCGAGTGATCCCGAGTCATCGACGTCGTGGAATCCCCTCCTCGAACGCCGAATCCGGCAGGTAGCGGAGCGACGCGGGTAGTGCCGGCGTTGATCGCCGCCAGCCAATCCCGGTTCGCGGCCGCCGCGGATGCCTTCACCACGAACTCCCCGTTCGACAGCCACGCGGGCACGTCATCGGAGGTGGACGATCCGGCCCCGGTCACCCAGCCGCCAGCCGCGTAACCAGCAGTGGTCGGCCAGATCTGCGCGGCGCCGCCATATCGGCTGTCGACGTAGTTCAAGGCCGCGGCGATGTTGGGTTCCGGATCGCTTTGCGTGCCCGGGAACCGCGGGTCCATGTACGAGTCGAACGTCGGCTTTATGACCTGAAGCAAGCCGATCGACGGGGTGCCGTTCTGGGCGTTGATGTCGTAGTTGTTGGCGGCGTTCGGGTTACCGCCGGACTCGATCTGGATCTGCGCCAGCGTCCGATCCGCCAGCGCCGCACTGCGTCCTGTCGCCGCGAGAACGCCCGCCACCGTGGAACGCCACTGCTCCGCCCCGCCATTCGGGTCATAGACGTGCTTGGCCGGCGCAGCAGGGGCGCTCGGCTGCTCGGCCGACAGTGTCGCGGACGGGGTTGTCGACGGTGTGGCCGTGGACGGGATGCCCGCCGCCTGTGCTTGACGTTCGGCCTCGGCGGCCGCGGCTTGGTCCTGCTGCTTCTTGGTGTAGAAGTTGACCGTGGTCGACAGGGCCCGGTTGTAGGGGTTGTTCGATCCAAGTGCCGAGTTCTCCAGGCCGAAGAATCCGAGGATTCCTTGTCCGAGGAGTTCGCCTGCCTTGCCGAGGATTCCGGGAAGCGAGTATTCCTTCGGGAGGTCGTTGTTCGCGGCCTCGGCCCGGTCCTTGGTCGTGTCCACGGTTGATGGGCCGACGTAGGTTCCGGTGGGCGAATAGTTGCTGGGGTCACCCGGCGCCGCGGGAGCCACGGTCGTCGACGGAGTCGCGGCGCGAGCCTTAGGCTCCGATACCGGGGATCCGACAGCCCAGTGCACATGGTTGCGGTGCTGGGCCATGGTGGCAGCGCCGTAGGTGGACATGCCGTCGCCGACGTTGGTGCCGTTCTTGATGTTTCCGGTGAACGGGCTATGGATCAGCTCCAGGCTGTCCGGATAGTTGGCGGCGATGAACCCGGCCAGGGCCTGCATCTGCGGGGTGTCGTCGCTGCCGTCGCTGAAGTCCGCGGCCTTGCCCTGCCCGTGGTAGTCCGCCGAGTTGCGAATGCCGGAGGTGAGGGTCATGTCCGGGAAGTGGGTTTGCACGACCTTGGCCATTGAGTCGACGATCGACGACTGGCCTGTTGAGGTCTGCTTCATCTGCGAGTCGACCGCGCCGCCGTCGGCGAACCCGGGCAGGCTGTCGCTGTTGATCGCGTCGATCAGTCCGCGGTACTTGCTGGTCGATGCGGCGTTGACGACGTATTCACCGTTGGACAAGCGAGCCACGATCGAATCCGAGGTGCCGGTGCCGGGGCCTTCGATGAAGCCGCCGTCAGCATGGCCTGAGATCGCACCCCACACTGAGCCGAGAATCTTGCCCGCGGCGCCACCCGCAACTTTGAACGGGCTGTCGATCTTGTCGACCAGATCGGCCCACAGCTTGATGATCTTCCCGACGATGTCGGCGAACTTCTGATGGATCTGATCGAGCGCGGTCTGCATCGCATCCCAGACGCCGCGAATGACCTCCCACCCGGTCTTGATCGTGTCCTTCAGGTGATCCAGCGCTGGGATCAGAATGGGCACAACAAAATTCACGAACGACGTGAACGCGTTCAGAAGGTCGATAACCAGCGGGGCGATGCGGACGATGATGTCCGCGAGGATCGGCAGCAACTGCGCACCCAGCTCGGCGAGTTTGGGCAGCAGAGGTGCGAGCGCGATGAACATGTCCGTCCAGGCCTGCACCAGTTGCGGCAGTACCGGCATGATCGTCTGCAACGCCTGCGCCAGCGCCTGACCGAGAATCCCCGCGACCTGAGCGAAGATCGGCACCAGCTTCTGGAAAGCATCGTTCAGGATCGGAATGACCGGTGCGAGTCCCTGCGCGAACTGCTCCACGACTGGCGCCAATGCGGTCGCCAGCGCGGAGATGTTCTGGGCCACAGCGCCAGCGATGGTGGCGATAATCTTCGCCAACGGTTCCACCAGCGGCGCAACAGCTTTCAAGACGTCGGCGAACGCCTGAGCGATCGTCGGAAGCACCGGCGCGATCGCATTGATCGCGGTGACCAGAGCATTGCCGATGATCTGCGCGATCTGCGAGAACGGTGGAACCAGCGGGATCAGCGCCTGACCGATCGCGTTCAGCAGGTTCCCGATCACCGGCAGCACCGGACCGAGACCTGTAGCGAGCGCGTTGATCAGCTGGGTCAACGTCGGCAGGAGCGACGTGAGGGTATCGGCGAAAACGCCGCCCAACTGCCCGAGCGGGCCAGCGATCTGCGCCACAGCGACACCCAGTTGACCGAACAGCGGACCGAGATGAGGCCCGATTTCGGCGCCCAACTGGATGAAGGCGGCGGTAATGCCGGTGACGAGCGGAGCCATTGCCTGCATCGCCGAGTTGACGCCATCGATGAACGCCTTCATCGTGCCGTTCTTCTCGAATGCCGTGAACAAGGTATCGAGGCTCGTGAGGGTCTGCTTGATGGCGCCATTCAGCCCAGTCGCGATCTGCGAGAGCCCATCTTTCAATGCTGGAAGCTGATTGCGGGCCAGCTGAGTAACCGCGTCACCGAGACCCTGAAATAGGTTCTCCTGCACGGCCTTCCGCAGGTCTTCCCACTGAGGCCCGAGCGCCTGCATCTGGCGTACGAAGTCCTGAGCGGCCGGCGACAGCTTTGCCATGGCTTCCGCGAATTTGTCCGAACCGCCCGCAGCCTCATTCGCCGACTTCGCCGCTTCCTCTTGCGCTTTCGCCAGCTCACGAATCGACTTCTGCGTCTCGGTCGCCGCCTGCTGCGCCTGATACTGGGCCTGCTCCAGTTGACGTTGCGCGGCCTGCACCTGATCGGAGCCCTCGACACCCTTGGCGTTGGCGTCGGCCGCCTTGGATTGGGTCTGCTGGTTCCGCACCCGGGTGTCGGTGATGTTCTGCGCCGCCCGATCGACACCGAGCTGCGCCTCCTCGACATCCAGAGATGTCGCCTTACCTTGGAACGCCTTCTGCCGAGTCTCCTGCAGTTGCACGACCGCCCGCCGGTAGGCGAGCTCAGCGCCACGCTCGGACAGGGCACCGTCTTTCACTGCGAGATTCAGGTCGTCGAGGGTCTCCTTGGCCTCCTTGCGCGCATCGGTGACCGCTTTCTGCGCGTCCTCGACCCGCTGCAGCGACTCCATCTCGTTGTGCTGCGACTCCGCGACCCGATCCTGGGCGTCACGGACCTGGTCGAGGTCGTCCTTGTACTTCTGGGCCGCCTGACCTGCGCCATCATGGGCTTCCTTCGACGCCTTGAATGCATCGAGGATTCCGCCGCTGCCGATCACCGCGGTGCCGGCCAGCGCTCCGACGACCGATACCGCGCCACCGGCAGCCGCGGCGAGTCCTCCGATGAGGGGGATCAGGGCAGTGATTCCTGCGGCGAGGCCAGTGAATTTGATCGCCGACAAGGCATTGAGCGAGCTTCCGGCGCTGCGGCCGCCACTCTCCAGCCGGCCAAGTCCCCGGACGGCGTCATTGCTGTCGACGTTGGCCCGGATGTTCATCTCCCGGCTTCGGGTTAGAGCATCAATCCGTGCTTGCGCCTCGGCATCGTCGAGGTCTACTCGCATCGATAGCGAGCGGTCACGTGACAGTTCGCGGATACGGTCTGCTGCCCGGCTGGTGTCGGCATCGACATCGACCGACAGGTTCGCGTCGACTCGATCAAGCTTTTCGCGCAGTTCACGCACGAATCCGTCGAAATTGAGGCTGATGTCGATGGAGGCGCTACCGGCCGAGTAGTTAGGCACCATCACCTCCTGGAATCAGCTGATCGACAATGCGGGAGCGTTTGACCGCGCGCTGCGCCTCGGAGCGTTCGCGCCGGAGCTTGATGTGCGGCAGAACCGGCCGCAGAGTGGTCGGCGCGGCAGAGGGGTCGACGTGAGCGGTGGTGTAGATCAGCTGATGCAGCAGATCCTCGATGTTGGCCAGCCGATCCAGGTGGGCATCCCACCCGTCGAGCGGCAACTCATCGTCGACGTCCGATTCGGGAAGAGCGGCAAGAGCTTCCGCGAATTCCGGGTCACGCAGGCGAGCGGATTTGTACCGGGATCCAATGGGAAGCTCGTCGATGAGGTCCCACAGGTCGAGCCAGTTCCGTTCGCCACGTAACCAGTCATTCAGGTCGAGCCGTAGGGTCTCGTGGAGATCCCACCGGAGTTTGGCCCCGTAGCCACCAATGGTGTCTACGAGGCCTGAGTACCCCCCGGCACTTCGCTCGCGCCCGCGCCCTGGAAGTGATCGGTGATATCCATGACCAACCCGACGAGGAGATCCCAGGCGTCCGGGTACTGGTCGAACTGGGCGACAACCCGCTCATACTGGGTGGAGCCCATCATGACGCGCAGGATGCCGAACATGTCCCGGGCCCGCCACGCGTTGTCGAGGGCCTCGAGGTTCCGCAGCCCGGTCGGCTGCGACACGCTGATCGGCGGGTCGAATCCCTTGTCCGGGCCCAGAACATAGGGCTCAGCCTGGCCGGCCATGACTTTGCTCGCCGAGAACGGACTCTTCGACGCCCGCTGGCGTAGATGCTCGAACGCCTGAATCTGCTGCTGTCGCGCATCTTCCGGCTTGCTGGTCTTCTTCGTGGGGGTGGTGCGTGCGCGCGGGGGCATGAATCGACTCCTACGGTTCTCCTGGCGGTCCTGGCGGAAGCCGCCCCCGCGCTCCGCCAGGACGGCGCGGGGACGGCGATCGAGGGGCTACGAGACGGTGACCGCGCAGGTGTCGGTCAGCGCGCCGAGAGTGGCGGTGACCGTAGAGCTGCCGGTCGCGACCGCGGTGACACGGCCCGACGCGTCGACAGTGGCCTTGGCCGGGGTGCCGGAGACGTACGTGGCGTCCGCGGTGCGGTCGAAGCCGTTGCTGTCAGTCACCGTCAGTTGTGCGGTCTCGCCGACGGCCAGAGTCAGCGTCGCGGGAACAACGTTGATCGAGGCCGGGGTGCCGAGGAAGCCCGCGCTGGTGGCGATAGCGTCGAATCCGGCGCCGGAGACACCGAAGTCATACAGGGCGCCCCATTCGCTGTCCTCGAACAGGGTGAGCGTCACCGGGAGGGCCAGTTCCGCGCCCTGCTGACCGGACATCTTGTTGCGCTTGGTGACGCCGACCTTGCCCCACTTGAACCAGGGGTAGATCTCCCCGCCGGGAACGCCGTCGTAGGCGATCGCGATGATCGAGTAGTAGCGCATCGACAGATCCGAGGTGCGGCGCGCGGTGAATCCCTTACCGGGAACCGCGTTCACCGTCGACAGATCGGTGTTGTGCCACATCTCCAGGTTGATCTTGCGCCATTCCTGCGCAACGGCGTCGATCTGGAATCCCTCGGAGGTGACGATCGTGCGCCGCGGCCCGGACGAACCGTAGCCTTCGACATCGCTGGTCTTGGTGTCCGGCGACAGGTCGACGCCGGCCTTCTTCTGGATCTCGCCGAGCGTCATCCAGCCGTTCGGAAGTGCCTGCAGCACACCGGACGAGTCGGTGAGGTCGGTGGGCATGTAGGAGGCACCCGGAGACCAGCGGTGCGCGAGCAGAACCCAGTCCAGCGCGGACAGGACCAGCGGATCCTGCTTGTCCTTCAATTCGAGCAGAGTGGTAGCGGTCATGATTGCTGTCCTTTCGGAAATCGCCCGGGAGCCATGACGAATAGCCGCGCGCCCCGGGCGAGCCGCGGAGGAAATGGAAAGTGGTTACAGCAGAAGGGATTCGCGAATGCGCGCGTAGTCGGGCAACTCACGCGGCCGCCGGCATTCGACATTGAAGGTCACCGGGACCAGCCGGAAGTCGGGAACCAGCTCCTGAATCTGCTGTGGGCCGTTCATCTCCTCGATCGAGTCGACGTAGGAGATCGATCCGTCAGCCCGGCGCACGGGCCCGCCGTGCTCGTAGCTGAGCATCATCTGGCGCAGGTACTCCATCACCGCCCACGAGTCCTCGCGCGATTGCGCGATGACGCCGAGCTGGACGGCCGCGGAATCCCAGAGTCCGTCGGCGCCCATGCCGCCGCGGTAGACGCGCACGATCACGGTGCCTGCTTCGACGAGTTCGTTGAAGTTGTCCGGCAGCCAGGTGACAGCGAGGCCTTGCGGGGCCAGTAGATCCAGGTACTTCTGCACGAGGTCCATGACGAGCTGCTCGCGGTCCGGGAACCCGCCTTCGTACCAGTCGGGGAACTGTACAGTCACAGTCCCCCCAGCTGGTTGAGGACGATATTCAGATCGTGAGCGCCTGCGCCGTCTTCGGTGCCGTACTCGTGCGATGCCGTGTACGGTGCGTCGACGATGAGCCGGCCGATCCAGCGGTCGTTCTTCTTGCCGCCGACGAACGTCTCGACCCGGGCCGAGCGCGCCAGGCGCCCAGTGCGTTTCGCGACGATGCCTTGATAGATAGCCTTCGCTACCTCAGCGCGGCCGGCGACCAGCGTCCGCATTTCAGGCGACCTCAGGATGGCCGTGATTGCCGGATTGGGACGAGGGATGTCGTTCTTCACGCGCCGACCCCCTTCAATCGGACGATCTTGTAGCCGGGATCCCAGCCGGTCATCGGGTGGATCTGATCCCACTGAGGCGATCCGATCGGGATCCAGATCTGCGAGTCACCTTGTCGGCGAAGCCGGTCGGTCGCCTGGACCTCTTCCGCCTTCGGGATGGCGAGTTTGCCGTACACCGTCGAGGCGGTACGGCGCTCGTCGTCCCCGTCGACGGATTCCTCCCAGAACGCAGCCTGCTCGATCACGTGATGCACCGTGAGTACCTGATCACCGACACGGTCTCGGGCCCCGCGAAGAACCTCCCACGTGTCGCCGTAGGTGATGCCGATCGGGTTCACAGTCCCGGCCCGGTCATCGAAACGGCGCCGGAGACACTGATTCCCAGCAGAGACAGGATCGCGTCGCGCTCGGTGTCGTAGACGAACAGATTGCCGTCAGGGTTGCGGAACGCTACTTGCGAGCTGAACGGGCCCATGGACTGCTGCATCTGCGTAGCGCCCTCGATGCCGCCACCGGCGGCCAGCGCGCGGCGGACCATGTTGCAAGACAGGATCTTTAAACCCTCGCTCAGCAGTTCATCGTCAGCCGCCAGGGCTTCGATGTCGCCGTAGGGTTTGAACCAGACCTTCAGCCACCAGGCGGCATCGTCGAGCAGCACGGTGGCGCGAGCTTGCTCCGTCGAGGAGAGCGTGCGCCAGCGGGCTTCGATGTCGGCGTAGGCGGCGAAGGCCATGGCTACTCCTCCGTCTTGCGTCGGCTGCGCGAGCGGGGCGCCTGCTCCTTGGCCGGTTCCGGCTCGGGTTCGGGCTCCTGGCCCTGCACCACGTTGAGCCGGTCGAACCGCTCCAGGAAGTCCGGGTGCACCTTCACGGTGTCCCCGGCGTAGGCGAGCCGGAAGCGCCCGTCTTCGCGCTGATAGGTCATCAGCCCGACACGTACGGTGCGCTCTGCCGCGCTCATGCCGCCAGTCCCGTCACTTTCAGCACCGAATAGGGGTGCGTGACCGCGAACACCGGCCGGACCGAGCTCTGAACCCAGGTAGATTCGGTGGCCTCGTCGCGGTAGGTGATGGTGCGCAGTTCCTGCTCGAACCGCATCTGGCCGACCATGCCCTCCTGCACGGCGTAGGCGGTGCCGGCGGTGACCTGGTTGGACGAGATCATGTCGACCCCGTTGTTGACCAGGACATCGCGCCAGCGGTCGCCGTAGGTGACCTGGAAGTTGCTCATCTCCTGCGGGTTGACGATCCACAGGTTGAATTCGCCGCCCAGCTCGAAGGTTTCAGCCTTCAGTGTGGCCTTCGCGAAGTCGGCGGCCGGCTGGACGTTGTTCGCGGTGGTGGTCAGCGTCAGGCCCGCGGCGTCGGCCCACGACACACCGGTGATCTGCACGGCCGAACCGGTCGCGGTGATGCTGGCCTCGAGCTCGGCAATAGCGCGCCGGTGCAGATCACGCTGCACGGTGTTGCCGACCTTCGCGCCCTCGTTCTGAATGACCGAGAGATCGTTGCGGTCACGCGCTTCATCGGTGACCCGGAACTTGCCACCGATCTTCTTCACCAGCGCGACCTGCGGGGCCGGCCGGTCGAAGGTCAGTTCGGGGAACTCGGCGCCGGGCGCGACTTCCTGAACCGATCGGGTCGAGTACAGGTCGTTCGCCAGCAACTGCGTGTACAGCAGCGCGCCACCGGACACTCCACCCGGGGTGGAGAAGATGCGGTTGGCGAAGAACTTCTGCAGCGCGATGTCGCTGATGTAGGTGTTGATCCGCGTCGGCTCCTGCAGCATCAGATCCACAGTGAGCTGATTGCCGGACACCGAAGGTGTACCGAGCGGGTATTCCTGGCTGTACGAGGTAGGTGCCATTGTCGGTGCCTCCTATTCTCAGGCGCCCAGGGCGACGAAGATCGTGTCGCCGTTGGCCGATGCGGACGAGACAGCCTTGCCAACGGACTTCCCCGAGGCGAGGGTGATGGCACGAGCGGAGGCGTTGACCTCGACCTCGGCGCCGGCGGTGATCGCGCCACCCGCGGTAACCTCGACGACCCCGCCACGCAGGATCGCCACGGTCGCGCCGCTGGCAGCGTCGAAGGCCGCGACACCGAGAGCCTTCGCAGCGGCCGCTGCGGGCGCGACCTTGAGCTGGCCGGTGGTGGTGTCGGGGGCGGCCGAAATGTCGACGAACGTCTTTCCTGTCACGGCGGCGGTCGTGAGCGCAGTGATGTCACGGCCCGGCCGGAACAGGGGGCGGTTCTCATTCGCCATGAGACAACCTCTCTTCCTGTTATGTGCGTGCCCGCGGACGCCAGTCCGCGGGGTATGAGTTGTCCACCGCGGGCGGTGGGGTGGGTGAGGCGCCGGGCCTCAACGTCTCCAGCGGCCGATCACTCGGGGGTGCGGGAGTCGGTTCACTGGGCTTGCCGTACATGGAGGCGATGCGCTCCGCTCGGGCGTCCAGTTCTTCCGGGGTGCCTGACCCCAGCAAGTCGTAGTCCTGCTCGCGTACACCGTGTTTGGCGGCGGCGCGGAGGATGTTCAGTTCGTTCGTGCGAGCCGTGAGGTCGGCTTCGAGTTGCGAGGCGCGCTCGGTGGCGCGCTGAACCTCGGTCTTCTTCGCTTCCTCGGCCTCTTCGTATGCCTTGGCCAGCGGCTCGACCTCGCGCAGTTTGGTCCGCCAGCCGGCGGCCTCCTTGCGCACCTTCGCCAGCTCCGCCTCGTACTCTTCCGGAGTCCACGCCTTCGGCGCCGTTTCAGCGGCCTGTGCAGGCTCGGCGGGCGGGTCTACCGCGGTGGTGGCGGCGACTTCGGCGGGGGTAGGGATGGTTTCGGACATTCGTTAGCCCTCCTGGGGCGATTTGTTGGGATCCGCCACCTGGGCGGCCTGGTATGCGCGGCCGAACGCCTTCACCGCCTCCTTGCCGCCCAAACCGGCGGTCGAGGTAGCCCAGAGATCGTCGAGCCGTTCGTATTCGGCGCGCCCCGCCCAGTCATGGCCCTTGCGGACCAGGACGGCTTCGCAGTCGCAGTGGTCGTGGTAGGTGTCCACCGCCGACCCGCCGCGGAACATCGCGGCGCGCTGGCTGGTGTACACGGGCCCGCGGGAGGCGAGCATCGCGCACCAAGGGCAGTTCTCCGCGCCGGTGAGCACACGGGCCCACCCGATCCGATCCCCTGCCGCGTTGGCGGTATCGGTGATCGCTTCGCGGTCGGCCTGTTTCGCGTGGCGGGCCAGCGTCGCGCCCGCCCTGTCGGCCACCACTCGGGCGACCGCTCGGTCGTTGCGGTTCGAATCGTCCACCGTCACCCGCACCCGAGAAGCGCGGCGCGACTGCGGATCGAGCATCTTCACCTCGACCGACGGCTTCTTCGCCTCCCGCAGCACCGTCTGAATCGCGTCAGTGGTGTACGGGCGGATCGGCGCCGGGGTCAGGTGCGGCATGGTCGACTGGATGCGGTGCGCCGCGGCCACGTATTCGCGCCGGCGGTACTGCTGCATCTTAGGAAGCAGTTGTGTGGCGATCTTCTCGATCTGGTCGTCGGTGACCGGCACCCCGGAGCTGAATAGCATCCACACCAGCCGCCGGAACACCCGGATCAGCTCGTCCACCTGCTACCCCGCAGCGGGAGGCGTGACGACGACCGTTTCGCTGGCCGGCGGTTGCGGCGGGCCGAAGTTGTCCTGCTCCGCGCGGGCTTCCTTCGCGCGCTCCACCTTCTCTCGCGTCCAGCCTGGGATGTCCTCCCACAGCACCTCGTCCGGGATGCCGAGCATCTGCGCCAGCTTCCCGAGGCCGTCGACGGTTTGGGCGAAACTGCGGGCGGTTTGGTCGCGCCACTTCACCTCGGACGCGAAATCCTCGGCCGATTCCTTGTCGCCAGCAATGTAGGCGCAGGTGCGCAGCATCTGCTCGTGCGATTCGCCCAGGCTGGTCTCGATCTCGCCCGCCTTGCGGTCCTTGCCCGCCTCGAGCCCCGCCAGGGTGGCTTCGGAGATGTTCGAAATGCCGTCGATACCGAGGTTCTGCGCGGGAATCTGGCCGATCGCGGCCAGATCGCGCACCGCGTCACCCTTGGAAGTGGTGTAGTTGCTGATCTCGGTCGAGTCGAACTGGCCGGCCTTGACTTCCTTGTCCTTGAAGTACCAGGTGTCAGAGGCGGCGTGACGCAGCGCCTCTTCCTGGCTCTTCGGAATCCAGCCCATGATGTAGCGCTGCTTGAACGCCGAATAGTACTGGGCGACCAGCATTTCGAACACGGTCTCGTCGATGCGCTCCTGCAGAGTCAACAGGGGTTCGATGATTCCGAACACTTCCTCGCCGTCGAGCAGCATCCGGTCCCGGTAGCGGACGATCGGGCATACCCCGATGCCGTGGGCGCGGCCCTCGATGTACTCGAAGTTGCTGGGCCGCAGATACGCCGGGTCTTTCCAGCCCAGAGCTGAGTGCGGCACCGACTTCACGCCGATGAAGTGCACGTTCTGCTCGTCGTAGAGCCGGATCGCCGGGCCGTTCATCTCCATCGCGACGATCGGCCAGTCGTCGTCGACCGGGCCGCCGGTGCGCGGATCCCATTCCAGCGGTTCGCCGTACAGCGCGGTCATCTGCCGCGGCGACACGCCCCGCAGATACACCCCGTTGGAAGGGTCGTTCGGCCGCATCGACGGCAGCACCGTCACGTACGACACCCCGTACTGCAGCGCGGTGCGATGCACGCCGGTCTGGCGGGCGTCGAACTTGTTGCGCTGCCACCACTCCCACGGCGGCGCGGTGTCCTGAGACACCTTCTGCTTCGTATTCGGGTCGATCACAGCGCCGGACAGGTAGTTGTCGACCTTCATGCCCTGGCTGAAGGTGTCCAGGATCAGCGGCAGGAAGTTCGTCTGCGACTTGCGCGCGAGCCCGACCAGTGGCGACAACGGGCCCTGGATCTGCGTGCTGGACAGTCCGCGGATCTCCAGGCAGCTCAGCGCCCGTTCGGCGGTCCAGGGGCGCATCGCGGCGTCGATCTTGTCCAGCCGCTCGAGCTCGAACGGCCTCGGCCCGGACAGCATCTGCCGGACGGCGTCGACGGCCTGTTCCCGGTTCACCGATCACCGCCTCTCACACGAACATCGCTTCGTAGGTCATCTCATGCCGAGGGATCGACAGCCAGATCTGCCGCATCAGCCGCGCTCCCACCGAACCCACCGCGGCGTCGACCTTCCGTAGTGACTCCCGGTGCTCCTTGCCGAGACTGACGCCGAACTTGTTCGGCCGCCGGCGCGCGTTGTAGACGTGCTGGGCGTGCAACTTGTGCCCGTCGTGGCGGAAAGCGCGATCGGCGACGTCGGTGGTGAACCGCTCCGCGGCTTCGGTGAACAGCTTCAGGTGCCGCGGCCACCGCATATCCCAGATCACTGGGTGCACGAAGTCGCCCGACTTCACCGCGGGCAGCTGCCATTCCTGGATCTGCGCCCATTCATCACACAGCGGCTCCCAGAACCGCTCCCCGGTCTCGTCGTCGCGGGCATCCGAGGGATCCCACCACAGCCCGAGAACGTCCCAGGTGCCGCACGATTCACGCACTCGGTGGTCGACAGCGTCACGGTCGACGATCCAGCGACGTTTGCTGTCCCAGCCGGCGGGCCGCTGCCAGATCCCGGTGTAGAAGACGTTGCCCGTCTCGAGGTGGCACCCGATCAGCGCAGTCGCGTCGTCGGACTTCGAACCATCCCCGAACAGGAACACCCGATCACCCGCTGGCGGCCGCCAGCCCTCGTCTGCGATCGCGTCCCACTGCTGGCGGGTCATCCAGGCATCCGCGGAGGCGACGATCTGGTTGTACCACTTGCGTCGCGACTCGCTCGGTGGGTTCGCTGGGTTCAGGATCGACTTCACGATGCGGCCATTCGGCCGGGTATCGAGCCAATACGAGTCCCCCGCGATGGAGTGCACCACCGCCGGCGCCGCCTCGGCCGTCAGCGGAGCATCCGCAGGGGCCTCGAGCGAGTCGTACAGCAGGCCGAACTCCATCGCGGTCGGATCATCGCCGACCGTCGCGTCGTAGGCTTCACGAACACGCTCAGCGACCGAGTCCTCACCAGGCCGGAAGGCGTTGCAGATGTCCAAGATCCGCGCGGCGCCGCCCTCGGACTTCGCCGCATTACCTTCCAGCGCGCCGGCCATGTCATGACCGCCGTTGCTGGCGTTCCAGTTCTGCGTCTCGCCGCGGATCACCAGCGTCGGACGACCGCCCTCGATCGCCAGCGGCGATGAGGTCACCGCTTCGATCTGGCGAGTGTCGCCCAGTCCGTAGACATTCAGCTTCCCCACCTGAATGCCGTAGTAGGCGCGCGTTTCCGCCGGAATGAGCGACGGGAACAGCTTCATCGTGTTCTTCGTCTGCTCCTGCGACACCGCGATGATCTGCACCCACGCGGACGGCTCCTCACGGCCGACCGGCCGATCCCCGTCCCAATGGTCGAACGTCACCGGAGCGAAGCACGCAGCAGACGCCAAACATGCTGCGACAGGGTCTTTTCCGTGCCCCTTGCATCGCTGCAGCACGCCCGAGTGGTGCTCGAAGTCGCCGTGCTCGTCGATCGAGTAGTACCAGAGGATGAACCGGGCTTGTTCCGGGGTGAACTGCCAAGGCTGACCATGCTTGTCCACCAGCCACTTCCCGCACCAGGCCAGAACGCTCCAGCCCAGCGTCAGATCCGGCAGTACCCAGCCGTTGTCCCATTGCCAGGTCGGGCCGATCTTCACCGGCTCCCATTCCAGGTCCACCGGTGGCGGGGTCGTGCGTAGTTGCTCCTGATACCAGGCAATGATCTCGGCGTACTCGTCCGCCGGGGTGGTGATCAGTGCCGCGGAGCGCCTACGCGCCACGCTTCGACCACCGAGCGTTCGCCGCGGCGCGCGCCTGGGTCGACCGAGCTTCCTTCGTGTCGGTCTCGTCCGGCAGCTTCAAGCTCCGCAACAAGCCGGCCAACGTCGCGCGATGCTGGCGCAACTCCGAGATCAGCGGGTTGATCACCGGCTGTCCCTGCGAGCCGCGCACGATCAGCTCCGCTTCCTCGGCCGCGGCGGACAGGGTGTCGATGAGGTCGGATTCGCGGCATGCGTCCTCGAGCACACGGAGCTCGTCTGCGCGCAGGTCGTACTTGCCGGTGACCGTGGTCCACAGCTTGCGCGATTCGGCGCTCAAGCCTTGGGGCGGTGGTGTTTTCGCCATGGCGAACCTCCAGGGTTCTGAGCCGTCACCTGGACGGCCGGCTTTGAAATGCTGGGCAAATGCCCGAAGGGTCGGACGCATGGTCCGGGGTGCTATGTACCCCGCCGTGGGGGCGAGGCCGATCGAGGGTCACCCCCCAGGGGTATGCGGCCCGGATGGCCCTCCGGGGGGCGGCGTCGGCTGCGTCGTGCGATGCCGGCTGCCGCCTCCGTCTTGGTCTTGGCGGCGTGGCATCCGGTGCACAGGACCCACAGGTTCGAGTCGTCGTCGGTGCCACCGGAGGCGACGTTGGTGATGTGGTCGACCTCGCGGCCATAGGCCTTGCACTTGCGGCAGGTGTATCCGTCTCGCTCGCGGATGCGTTGGGCTTGAGCGCGGGAGACGCCGCGGTATCGGTCGGGGTCTCGGGACCAGGCCATCGGTCAGTGCTTGTGGCCGAGGCCTGGCCATTGCCCTGTGGCCTCATGGTGGTAGCTGGCGCAGAGACCTTGAGGATCGGCGACGTACTTGCGGAGGTGGGACACGCAGCGGTCGAAGTCGCCGTTGGTGCCCCATCGGATCTTGACCGCGCCTTCGCCGTGCACCCAGTAGGAGCGGAGCTGGTGTGCGTCGTTACCTGGGGCGTTGGCCATGGCGTACCTCCGAGCGTTACCAGGTGCCCATGATGCGGGCGTAGAGGGCGACGAGCGTCACCAGAACTTCGAGCACATACACCTGTCGTCCCGGGCTTGATACAGCTCGACCGTGTTCAGCAGCGAGTCCGTGAAGTCGAGGATCTTCCGCACCATGTCGGCGTCTACCGCGTGGCCTCCGTCGACTTGTCCGCGGACGTAGGCCATGTGCTGGCGCATGTTGTTGACGCTGTCCGACATCAGCTGGCCCCGAGGTCGTTCGGCTCAAGGCTGAAGAACAGGGTGTTCGCGCCAGGATGGCCGAGGCTGTCCACGATCTGGAGGTAAGCCTCCTGCCGAGTGGCACCAGGGGCTGCGGAGTAGGTGCCCTCTTGCGTCTGGGTGTGCGTTCCTGCGCCCACTGGGCGCTGCACAGTGATGATGTAATGGAACTCGCGCGCCACGGTCAGTCCTCCGACACAATCTCGTGCCGCAGCCTGGTCGATGCGTACTCGGTCATGCCGAGGAGATCCGCGATCGGCACCTCGTTGTTCATTGTGAGGCGATAGTGCGCGGTGACGTTGTCGCCGTCGTCGTCCCAGTAACTGCGCTGCGCGAGGACGACGTATTTGGTGAGCACTCCCTCGACGTCGTAGTAGGCGTTCTGGACAGCTTCGATCGCGGCGGTGAGTCGCTCGTCCGCGGCGATCTGCTCCTCTGTGCGGGCCATCAGATCACCGGCACCGTGCAATCGCCCTGGTTGGCGAGCAGCGTGCCGAAGTCCTTGAACGAGATGTACGCCCGGCCGTGCTTGCCCCAACTGTCCGACCACGAGTTCAGCATGGTGATCAGCTGGTGCTCGAGGTTGCATCCGAGGATCAGGTACTCGTGCCCGCCCTCCACCGATCCGGTGGGGCGGATGACACCCGAGCTGTCGGGGTCGAACATGCCCTGAGTCCACTCGGTGCCCACGATGACCGGTGAGTGCTGGAGGGCGAGGAGGAGGGCGTCGAAGCCGAACGCGTGGTGGTAGGCCGAGAGGTAGCCTAGCTTGCGGCCGGCCTTGCAGACGGCGAGGCCGCTCGATCCCGTGTCCGAGGGGGGATAAGTTCCGGGGATCGAATCCAGCTTGGTCGCTGCGGAGTACAGCTCGACGGCCTGGTCCTCGGTGAGGTAGGCCGCGCGGTGACCGGCCTCCATGAGGGCGTTCTGAGCGGACGTCGTATTCAGCCACTGCGCCAGCGCATTGCCGGTACAGGCGCCGAGGTCGCCCTGATCCAGGACGGGCGCTTCGTGGCTCCACAGGATCGTCTTGGGCTTGGCGGCCGAGACGCGGAAGGCGTAGTCGCGGGACCGCTCGTCGTGCTCTACATGGCGGCCGAGTGCGTACGGCATCAGGCGGACGCGCTCTGCAGGGCGTGGAAGGCCCACCGCGGGATGGCGAAGTCGTCAGCCGAGAGGATCGACCAGACGGCCGACAGCACTACTCCGAGCATGATTTTTCTCCTGGCATTCGGTTTGGGCGAAGATTTTGGGCCGCTCTCGGCGGCTCGCGATGGAAGATTTCCGGTCAGCGCGGCATGATGCCGGCGAGGCGGAGCAGCAGCTGCACGAACGCGACATAGCCGCGCTCGAGGTGGTCGCTCAGTTCCAGCCCCGGGATTCGCGGCGGATGGCATCGCCTTGCAGCAGCAGGTCGATGCTCTTCACGTCGATAGGGCCGTTGAAGTGGATGCTGCGGTCACGAGTGACCTTCGGCGGGTAGATGCGGTGCGCGAGCCGAATCAGCGCGCCAGCCACACCTTTCCGGACGTTCACAGGTCCAGTCCGATTGCCTTGGACTGCTGCTCGCGCCAGCGTTCGACGTCGGCGAGCGTCGGAGCTCCTGCCACCTCGACCGCGCGCTCAGATGCAACCTCGGCCCGGAAAGCGTCGCCGCGCGCCCGCATCGCGAACCGCCTCGCCTCCCGTGTGGCGCGGACGACACACAAGAGCGCCGCGCAGGAGCCGAGCAGGCAGACCACGGACACCGCCAGGACGATCGCGCTCACCACGTCCACTCCTGCATCGGCTCCACGAACACCAACGGCTGCACGGGATAATGCAGCAGCAGAGAAAACCAGCAGGGCATCAGGACTCCTCGGTGAAGTGGGGTTGCCCTCGACGGGATTTGAACCCGCGTTAGCGTGCCGGGGCTATTCGCCCACCCCAACCCTGTAGGTGGACCGGACTCGCACCGTGCGGATCACGCCGTCTTAGGCCGCTGGACTACGAGGGACAGGTGTTGCAGCGCAGCGGACCCACCCGCGATGGAAGCGGGCTTGCGGAGAGGCAGCTCGTTGGGGTGCTTGCGGCGATAGGCGCCGGTTTGACGCTGCAAGTCTTGAGATTCCCCCACCTCACACGGGCACAACACGCGTGATGCGTTGAGCATAACAAACGAGGTGTTCCCAACGCTGCAGTGCTGCTCAGCAAGCTTCGGCGTGTCGCTCCCGAATCGGCAGCCGCAGATGAGCATCCAGCACGTCGCCCACACGGAAGAGCATCGGCCAGTCCGGCCGCCACGGGCCCGGGACCGGTTCGATCTCACGCGCCCGCTTGAGCACGAACACCCGCCGCTTCGTCAGATGCCGGTACTCCTCCCCCAACTCCTTGGCCAGCGTGGCGATCCCGGAGGCGTTGAGATGCAGCCGCCGCGCCCGCTCGAGTCTCACTGGATCGATGGGTGTCTCCCGCATCGGTGGGCACACGATCCACTCCGCGGCCCGCACGGCGTCCTGGATCTCGCTCAGCGCTGTTTCCGCGCCTTCGGTCATGGCGAGGGCGAAGATGTTGCGCTCGAGCCACTGCGCGATGCCCGGCGTGGATGTGGGGCCGGTATAGGTGATGGCGCGCTGTTCGCAGACCAGGCGCACCCAGCCGACGAGGGCGTTGTGGAGTTCTTCAGCGACGTCGGATGCGCCGAGGTGGTAGGGCAACGGTTGTTCGGATGGCCGGCGGGGTTTGCGGGAGCGCCCGACTTCACCGAGGCGGGCCTGCTTGGTGACGGCGATGCCGAGTTCGATGGCCAGCTCCGGGATTTCGCGGAGCAGCCGTCGCAGGACCTTCACGTCGTGGCGCGGGATGAACGCGTGATTCGAGTTATCGAGCTCCACTACCGGTTGCGGGTTGCCCATAGTTACCAGCGTAGGGACAGGCAGCGGGGAACTCGAGCCGACGAACCGACAGGTTGGATGTGGCGTTGACCATTGGGTTTGCGTCGGTCCTGACAATATGTACGTGACTGATCACGAGAAGAAGCCGGAGCGCTGCCCGAAGTGCGGCCAGATGGTCAAGATGATCCCCGCCCGCTGGTCTCAACGCGGCAATGATCCCCGCACCTATCCGTGGGTGTTCGTCGAGCACAACCGGCCCGAGGTGTGGGGTGGAAAGTTGCAGCAGCGCGGATGTCCGGGTGGCGGCTGCAATCCGGCGATGGCCCGGGAGTAGCCCGGACACAGCTACGGCCACCGCGGGGGCAGCGGTGGCCGTAGGGGCGCTGTGCGCCATGCCCGTGAGGGTCCTGTGAGAGTTGCGACACTCGAACCAGGAACCGCCCGTCAGCGATGGGGTTGCTCACCGTTGGCGGGATTGATCGTATCGATTCCGGGAGCGGATCTCGAGTCGACACTCACGGCAGGACTTCGAACCACGGCGGCCCCAGGTTCGTCAGGCTGAGCACATCGCCCGGCCGCATAACCACACGCCGCCTCGGCAGCACGCTGGATACATCCATCCCTTTGCCATGGCTCCACATCGTGACCGCGTAGATGGTGGCCTCGGAATCATCGAGTTCGGGGATTCTGAATTCGATCTCGCCGCCGGTGGATTGCGTCCACTGCTGAGGCATTCCGTCGCCCAGGAATAGGTTCTGGTCGCAGTCGGGGCCGGGGTCGCCGGTGTGAAGTTTGAAGGTCACCACATCGCCAAGATCGGTCACGTTGTCCATCTCGGCTTGGAGTGGCTCCCGTAGGGCGTTCGATGCCTTGCTCATACCTCTGGTTCTCCTTCGATTGCGGGAGCAGATCTCGAGTCGACACTCACGCGCTCGACCTTCCCCGTAGTGTGTCGTTGGCCGCTCGCATCCAAACCCGGTGTCGCAGCTCATCGCAGAGACATTGCGGGCGCGTGGCCGCAGACGATAGCGTCCGCCACCGACGGCAGTCGGCACACCGCTGCGCTGACCACCCGAACTCGAGATTGGTGTACTCGCAGGGATGGTGGGTGTAGCGCGCCGTCCGCCAGCGGTGACGGCCAAGGCGGCAGCGGACGCTCACTGCTCTCCCTCCATCCACCCGTACGGGTCCGTAGCGGCCGTGTGCGCGACACGGTCCCGGCACTCCGGGCACATCAACCCACCCGGACCGACAGGGTTGACTCGGCAGATCTGACACAGGCGGGGAGAGTCGGTCATGGCTTCGATTCTCCCGCCTCATAGAGCTCCGCACCGCATCGGCGGCACTCGTAAGTCGTGCCCTCGTTGGTCGTGTCGATAACGTCGAGCTCGTGGTCGAACGAGACGCCACACTCGTCTTCATCGCTCACGACTCTCCTCCCGTCTCGGCCAGCGGCCCGAACTTCGCTTCTATCACCGACGCCACCCACCGGGCGCGCACCTTGTTGTCACTACTGGCGAAGTCGTCGGCATACCCGAACGCTGAAACGTACTCCAGTTCGTAGACCGACAATGCTTCCTGGATCAGGTAGCGCAAATGCTTCCAACCGTATTGGCGGTACTCGTGGACGATCTCGCCACGCTTGCGGTCCAGGGCGACCGTCAACTCCATCGCTGGGCTACTCACGACTGTCCTCCCGTCTCGGCGGGATCGGCGGCTGGTGGTTCACCCCATCGTGTGCTGCCCTCCGGAACCGGCGTGTCATCCGAGCAGTGGAACATCCCGGCGGGAACGCCTCCGCAGCGGTCGACCTCGCCGTGTTCATCGCACCATCCGACAGTTCCGAATGTCCTATACGCTCGCTGGCCGCAATCGGCACACCAGTACGCGCCAGGGGTGACATATCCGTTCGCGCTCAGCGGTGTCGCGTCACCTTTGACATGCAAGGCGGCGCTCGGGTCGTCGCTCATGCGTTCTCCTCGGCGGGATCGGCGTAGATGGAGGCCAGAGCCTGGATGTAGTCGCACGGCCACGGTTCGTAGTCGTCCTCGGCGTCAGTGGCGGCGGGCGCAAGGAACGAGCAGCATTCACACACGACGATCTCGACACGCGGATATGGCCCCGCGTAGTTGATCTTTTTGGCTGGCACGTGCTCACGCAGGATGAGGCGCTTCAACGCGATTTCATGCCGTTCGCGGGCCGGATCGTGGGCCAGCAGGAGATCGTAGGCATCGCCGCCGATCGCGCCCGTCGCCTCCCCGCTGTCCACGACATTCACATGCCAGCCCTCGGCCGCCGCTCGGGCGAGTTGCTCGTCCCGGTCCAGGCCAGCAGACAGACGGGCGAGAACGTCATCGGCGGTCACGGGCGCACCGCAGCCCGCTCCGGAACGAACAACAGCCGAGGTCGCTCCTGGTCCGGCCCCTTGTCGTACCAGCCGTCCGGGCGAGAGTCCTCGTACAACGAGTAGCCGAGGAAATCACCCGGCGACTCCAACAGCCACGGAGAGATCCAGTCCACGAACTCATCGATCGGCACGTACTTCGCGGACGCGTGGCAGATCAGCTCGCTGTACTCGTACGATGTCGTCGACCGTCGGAATTGGACGCGGCGGCTGATCTGGTAGACCGCGCCGCCAGAGCAGAACACGCGTTCCCAGTCCCGGGCCTTGTCGAAGAACGGGTGGTCGTCGAACGGCTGCCACGGATCAGGCTTGCCTTCGACGATCGTGTCGTCGCCGTTGGCGATGTGGTCGAACCAATCCAGCAGCTCGGGCGGGGCGTCGCGCTTCAGGTGCGCGCGGAAGAAGACCTCGGTGTACATACCCATCAGGCTCGCTCCTCCTGCCATGTCTGCCCACCGTCCCAGCTGACATAGCCCGGACTCAACTGGGCCGGGATCGAGTCATCGTCGGGGCGTGGCCCCTGAATGGCACCGCCGGATGCCTTGGTGAGTCCCTGCCGGATCGTTTCGCCGAACGCGTTGATCGCGGCGACCAGCGCAGCCATCTTCTCCTGAAATGTCGGCTCGTTAGAATCTGTCATGGCTGAATCCCTCCGGGACAGGAAGTCATCGGGGGTCACGACAGCGCGCTTTCCTCGGCGGGATCGACCCGGTCCGTGGTGTCCATCGCTCCGATGCCACGTAGGAGCGCCACTACATCCTCGATGTGGGTCGGTCGCCGGTCCGCCAAGGTTTCGAATAGCCTCGGAACCTGAGTAAAGGCGGCGTAGGCGTCATCGAAGATGCGTGCACGCGTACACATGCGCCCTTTCTCGAGTTCGACTTCCTCGATGACGAACTCCCAGGCGACCCCACCGCCGTGCGACGTGGAGTGGACGTTGACTGATCGGCCGCGCGCCGCTCCAGCGGCCTTCAGGGTCTCGTAGTAGTGCTCCTCATGGTTGACGTTGAACGTCAGGAAGCAGTCCGGATCCAAGTGCATGGGCGTCCGCTCGGTACCATTTGTCATGGCTGAATCCCTCTCTCCTCAGTGTCGGATTCGGTCAGTGGCCGGGAGGTGTCGCGACCCCCGGCCACACCCAATTTTAGCAGGTAGCAAGGCATTTCACGCTCACAGCATCCCCCACTCGTGCCCGCACCCGGTGCAGATGCGGATCACCTCGAACATCGACTCATCCGGCCCCGACATGCCGTCCCAACGGTGGATCTCAGCGCCATCAGGGAGCACGCACACGGGGCCCTCAACGGGCTTCGGCAGTGGAGCGCGCAGCCAGTGGTGATCCATCCGCCCACACTTCGGGCAATCGGTGTACGCCTCGAACCGGCGCGGCGCTGGGTTCACTCGTTCCTCCAGTTCTGCGATCTCGGCGCGGCGGCCTTCGAGCTCGTCGCGCCAGACGCTCAGGTCGACCATGCCGCCGAACACCCCGTACGCCAGATCGCAGATGAGGGCTGTGAGCCAGTGCTCGATGGCGCGGATCATAGCCACGGGGTGATCACGTACAGGCAGTTGTTGGCGAACTCGTACACCGCCCGCAGCGCCCGCCGCCACCGAGGAGCGTCCGGGGGCAGCGGCGGGTGGTACTTGAACGGGCCGATCACGCCGTGCGGTTCACGGTAGGGCTTGGTTCTCATTCCGGCGGCCGCCTTCCGATCAGCAGGGCGATGAGGTCACGCACGGTGCAGGTGACCCACTGGTCGAGCGGATCCCCGACACCCCGGCGTTTGTGCACGACGACTCCGACGAGGGCGTCGTCATTGCCGGCCTCGAGGTGGGCTTCGCGCACCCATCCGGGCAGATCCTGGCGGGCGCAGTCCTTCAGCTCGAGGACGACGCGCTGCCCGTGGACGCGGACCCCGGCCACGTCGCCGCGATCCTTCCCGCCATGACGGGCCCTGCGCTCGATGCGGTCGTCGTTGAGATGCTCGGCGAGGACACGGGCGATAGCGGTCTCGAATCTTGTGCCGGCCGCCTTGGCGCTGGCGCGGGAACGGGTCATGACGCACGATCCTTCGGCGGGTAGTTCAGGTCGTGCAGCCACGTCCCGTACGGCAGATGCCGCGCTCGGTAGTTGGCGAAGTTCTCCGGGCTGTTGACGAATCGCAGTGCGTCCAGTTCGGTAGGGAACACGGCGATGTAGTCGCTGTCGGGGAAGGTGTCCGCGACGATCCACACGCCTTCCGGCTTCTCAGGCTCGGTCATTCGGTCACCTCCGGCTCTCGCCAATCCGTCACATACCGGGTGCGCCGGAGCAGGCCACGCCCGATGTAGCGGCCCTCCATGGCAGTGGGCAGGAGATCACCGAGGGCATCGACCAGCTCGCCGGCCTGGAAGTGGTCGATGTGGTTCGGTGTCACGCGCCCAGAATTTTCGGCTACTCTCCGGGCCACCCTGTCGACCGCCTCGGCGCGGATCTCCTCAGGTGTGGACAGATCACTCACCGGCGGCCTCCCACTCGCCCGCGAGAATCAGCTCCACCCGGCCGGTTTCACGATCGCGCTGCCAATCGACTACCGGACGGCCGTCGACATGGAGCTTGCCCTCGACAAGGGCATCCTCAAGGAAGCTCATCGCCGGGCCTCCTCGGTGTCGTCCCAATCCACTTCGGTGGCAGGGAATCCCGGCTGCGGCACCGCCGCGTGATGCATCCCCGCATGCCCCGCAGGCAACTCACACCACAAACTCCGGCGGTCGTCGATCAACGGTGAGGCGGTGGTGGTTTGGCAGCGGGTCGGTGGGGTGGCCGCGAACCGTGTCCCGTCCCCGTCGGCGACGATCGGCAACAGCTGATAGCCGCGCTTCTGGTAATTCCCCCGCTCCCAGGTTTGGCCGGCGGGGATCACCGCGGCGTCGTCGCACCACTCCGGACCGTCGGCGCTCACGGCGTGGTAGCGCTTCACCGCGATGTAGGCGTCCGGGGAACTATTCGGGATTTCCGAACGGTTCGCGATCGGCTCGGCATGCGGTACCGGCTCGGACGCACCCACATCACTGCGGGAGTAGCACGGCCCAGTCTTGTGCTCACTGAGCACACACGGGCCGTCGACGGTCGGCTTGCCGCACTTCGGGCGGAAGATGCTGCACACGACACCGAGCAGATTCGCCCACGTGCCAGCGATCCGGTTGCGTTCCAAGTAGCCGTCGAACTCCTCGACTGGGCAGCCCAACGCCATCCACAGGTCAAGAGACCACGACGTCTGTACCCCGCGGGCGGCGGCCCGGCATTGCTCTTCCAGTTCGGCGATACGGCCGTCCCGGGCAGCCACCTGCGCCTTCAGTTCCGTCACACGCGCCTGCAACGCCAGCGCACTGCCATGTGCTGCCCCGCCATGTGAGCGGGACTCATCCCGCTCGGCAGCGAACCAGGCAGCCCAGCGGCAAGCCTCGTTTCGCTCACCGGAAACGATCCGCCAAGCCTCCTCGTTCGCCTGCGCGTTCCGCTCCATGTTCCCGGCGTAGCCGTGCCAGTACTCCGCGTTGCCCTGGTAGCGGCGACGGGACCGCATCAGGTGATGGATCAGCGACAGAGCGCGTAGATGCTTGCTCTCCATCTGACTGAGGGATTCCATCAAGCCGGTCACGTTGCGGGTAGTGGCCGTTTCGCCACCCTCATCGAGCGGCTCGATTCGGACGCCCTGGACCTCGACCGCGCCGCCGGTTTGCTTGATGCAGTCGACGATATTGGCCAGCGATTGAGGCGATCCTGCAGTGAGATGTTCGGGGGTCAGGTCAGTCATCGGTTTCCTCGTGTCGTTGGGTGATTCCGCCGTGGGGGCGGTGGGTTCGGCACCATTCGCGTTGCTCCCGCCACTCGTCGAGGGACGCGACGATGCTGGTGACAAGCGATGGGATGGCGGGGTTTTGGATGCCGAGGGTTTTGGTGGTGTGGGTGTCGCCGCAGGCGCAGGTGAGGGTGGTGGCTTCGGTGCGGCCGATGTTGTCGAGGTCGGCTGCCAGCCACCACCGCCCGGTCATCGCGGTTCCTGCCAGGTCCACCAGCCGTCGTAACCATCCGGAATTTCCGGATAGTTGGCGAGCATCGGCCGCAGTAGTGCGAGGTGCTGTTCGATCACGTCGGGTTCCTGCGCGCCCCAATAGCGTTCGCCGTCCCAGCGGCCCTCGCAGGTTCCGCCGTACCGACCATCGTCAGCCGCTTCGATGGCGGCGATCGGATCATCGGCGGACCATTCGAGTTCACGCTGACGAGTCCACAAATGCAAAAAGCCGACGCACGCGACTGTTACGCCTCGCCGGCGCCGATACCAGACAGCGTCGATGTACGGGTCAGACGAGAAGGATCCCGGATGGATGCTGGACAGGTCGAGTGCGTACGGCCTGTGCGACAGGACGAAACGATCCTCACGCCTCACGGTCGCCCTCCCCATCGCTGGCGGCACTATCCCCGCCCTTGGGGGCATATCCCCGCTCCTGGAGAAACGCCTGCATGTCGGCCAGATCGTCGTTGACCCCACGCGCCCACTTGTCGAGGTTCGCGTGCCACTGCTCATGCCATTCCGGGTCAACCGGATACGCCCGGCACATCCGGCACATCGGCCCAGCGGGAAGACCCTCCCCACCCGTGGCGGGCGTGGGGGTGGGGGTTTCAGCGCCGGGCCGGTTCTCCAAGCCCTTGGCGTGGCCGATCCAGCCGGTGCGGCTCATCCACGGGGACGGATTCCCGGGGCCTAGACGGGGCTCTGGCGGGATTGGGGCCGGTTTCCGAGTCCGGGCTACCCGGGAGAGCCCTGAGGGGCGCTGAGGCATCAGTGGGCCTCACCTTCGGCCGGCTCGTACGTTGCCGCGAAGATGTCCGGCTTGCACGGGTAGAACTCGCCCTTCACGCCCCGGATTACGTAATCGCCGATCTCGGCGCGCATGTCGCCCTCCAGGGTGCGGATGATCAGCCACGGGTCAGCGAACGGCATGCTGACCCAGCCACCGTTCTCGGTGATCCATTGCGCGACTTCGTGATGGCTGCTGAGGTCGTCGAGCAGCTGCATTGCTTGGATCTCGACTGGCTTCTTGCGGAAGGTCTTCGGGGTCATTTCCGGTTCTCCTGGTTGATGGCTTGTTGTGCTCGGGCGGACGGTGGCCGGATCGGGTCAGACATCGAACGCCACCGGTCCGAGGCCAAGGCACTGGCAGTGGATGCAGAACGTCGGGCCGGTCGTCATCACGCCCTCCCACGGGCGGTCCGGCATGCAACTCAGACAGCCGTCAGACGTCCGCCGCGGCTTGTAGTCGGTCTCGATCGCGTAGTTACTGCGCCTCGTGTTGCACTTGGAGCAAAGCGTGCGGAGGTTGTCGGGGCTATCGGATCCGCCGGCCGACCACGGCACGATGTGGTCGAGCTGCAGGCCGCAGTCGGCGCCGCACCACTGGCAGCGGAATCGATCTCGCGTGAACACCGCCCGCCGGACGATCGGGTCGATCGGCGCACGCTCCTCGGTTTCCTTCGTGCGCACCACCTCGCAGCGGTCAGCCGCAGCGCGCTGGCCGATCTCGTCGGCTACCGCCTGCAAGATGTCGGCCATCGGAGTGGGGTCAGGCATTGTCCACCGACTTCCGCTCAGCAAGCTGGCGAACCATGTCCATCACCGCGGCGCGCTTCTCCGGGCTGGCCGGCGGCGCCGGCTCCAACGCCCGCAACTCGTCGATCGGGGCGGGCTGGCGGCGGCTTGCACGCACCCGCTCGGTCACATGCCCTGGCATGAGCCACGTTCCCGGCGTGTTGGCGAAGTGCTCGTGCACCGCCTCCGTGGCTTCACGGACCGTCCACCGCGCGCGGCGCGCCGACTCCGACCAGGCCGCGACAGTGATGCCGTCGATCTTGCGGTTGTCGTAGGCGTGGATGACCTGCAGAAGTTCGATGATCTCGTCGCGGTTCATCAGGCACCTCCAGGAAGCGCGATCAGGTGGCTGGTCTGCTGAATCCCTGCGCGACGCAACACATCAGGGTTCGGGTTGTCCTTCATCAGCTCGGCTTTCAAGTACTCCTCCTCGCGGGAGGTGAGATTCGGCCGCGACCGGGTGGGGGCTTTCTCGGCTGCGCGGCGGATCCAGTTGCGCCATGTCCCGTTCCAATCGACCTTGCGGCCCTTGGTCCCCGGTTGATCGCTCCAGTAGTCGGTGAACTTGGCGTGCTCGGCGCGGAGATCCACGTGCGGGAACTGCTCTCGCATCTGCCGGATCACGGTGTCGTCGGGGTTCCATCCGTCGGGCAATCGGTGGCCGCGGTCGCGGGCGGTGGCGCGGTTACGCGCCTCTCCCTTATTGCTCCCTTTAGGGAGCGGTCGGGTCGGGTCGGGTCGGGTCGGGTCGGGTAGTCCGGACTCCACCTGTGACGACTCCAGGACGGACGGTGTTGTCCCGGTGGGACATTCACCGGACGTATCATCGATGACCTGCGGAGATGGTTTGGATTGCGCAGCTTTTCGAGCCTCGCGCCATTTCCGTTTCCGTTCGGCCTCGCGCTCCCTTTCTTCGAGAACTTGCGCGCGAGTGGGGTTGTAGTTGCCCCAGCGGATGAATTTCCATCCACCTTCAACCACTTCCCACAGCCCCGCATCGACCAGCCGCGCGGCCACCGCCTTGGTGGCGCCGAGATCGTCGAGGATGTATTCCGGGACGAATCCGTCGGTCAGCTCCTTCGAGCACCAGGAGCCGGCGAGGGTCCACAGCCCGACCGTCTGGCATCGCTGTTTACGCGGGATCCGGAGGACGGCTTTGGAGGTGGGGAACCCGTCGTCGACCTTGAACCATGGCATTTACGGCACCTCCATCACGTATTGGTCCCCCGACTCCGACGGCACCGTCGGTTTCTCCTCGGCTTCGAAATCGAATCCGACGGCGATCGGCTTGGTCAGCCGCGCCACGATCAGCGGCAGATAGCTCGCCTCACGCTCGATAGCGATGCAGCGCAGGTGCTCGAGCACGCACGCCTCGGCGGTCGTACCCGATCCGGCGAACGGGTCGAGCACGATGCCGCCCGGAGGTGTGACGAGCCGCACGAGCCACCGCATGAGCGATAGCGGTTTCACGGTCGGATGTCGGATGCCGTCGACCTCGGGCCGCTCGTCGGCACTCGCCTTGGCGGTGTAGAAGAATCGCGAGGCGCCGCCAATGTCGCCGTAAGTGTCGGCGCCGGTGGCCGTGGGCATCGGACCGGAGTAGCCGCCGCGGTTCGCCCGAGGCGTACCCGCCCGCATTAGTCCAGATGTGCGGGTGCCGCTCTGCTGGTCCAGCTCGGCCGCTGCGGATTCGTCGAGCGCGACGTTCGCCGGCCAGCGGCCCGCCTCGTGCTGGTTGGCCCCCCTCGGTGCTGCTGTTTCATGAAACGGCCGCGAGTTGGCGCCCTTGAATCTGAGCGGTGGAGATCCCGACCCGGTGAGCTTGTCGGACGTGGCAATCCGGCATCCGTCGATGTTCAGCGCACCTGTGCCGTGCTCGGTGACGTTCTGCGCGACAGTGCCCGCGAGTGGTTTGCGGCCGACGACGATCGGCTCGAATGCCGGTTTGAGGGCGGTGCCGCGGCCGTCGGGCAGATTCAGCGACTTCGGGAATCCCGACCCGTACAGCCACGCGATCGAGTCGCGCACCTCGAAACCGGCATCCTCGATCGCGGACGCGAGCCGATGCCATGTGCGCGAACCACCGAACGCGAGCATGTGCCCGCCCGGCTTCAGTACGCGCAGGCACTCGGCCGCCCAGGTCTCGCACCACTGCTGGAACTGGGCGGGTTCGTATGAATCCCACTCAGCACCCATGAACGACAGGTTGTACGGCGGATCTGTGACCACCGCGTCGATCGATCCGTCAGGCAGTTCGGCGAGGACCGCGAGGCAGTCACCGGGGTAGACGGTTGTGGACTCGTCTTCGTAATGCGGTTTCACGACGCACCTCCAACGGCCTGCTGCCGTAGTGCGTTGCGTACCTTCCGGAACTCCCGCGCCTCCGCCGACAAATGCTTATGCAGCAGCCGCGACGCCCACGCCTTGGTCGGCGCCTGCCAGCACGTCCCGCACATGCACCACGCCCGCCACCCCTCGTCGATCCGCTCGAAACGGTCGAACCCGTGCGCGTGCGTGGGATTCACCACCACCCCGGTCACGCGGCACCGCCGATCGGATGAATCGACCCGTCGTCGGCGAGGTTCACCCAACGCCCCCGATACAGCACCGGAACCTCAGCGGCCGTGCTGTTCCCGTTGCGGGCCACCAGCCAGCCGTTCGCGTACGACGTCGACCGGTACGCCTCGATCCGGGCATGACACGGCAGGGCCACGTGCAGCGCGTTCGCCGCGGCATTCACCCATGCCAGCCGGGTACCACCGGCACCCCGTGGAGCGCGATGATGGTAATGGTCGGCGGGCCCGCAGAAGTCAAGCTCGCACATGCCAGCCGAGCGGCGGGAGATGTCCTGCTTCACCCGTTCCGGGAATCCGTCGCGGTTCGGTTTCGGCCGGCGGGGTTGGCGTTTCGGCCACATCTGCCGCGCGATATCCCGCGCCACATTCGAAGGATTGCGCTGGATACTCATGCGCCCTCCCCGCGGCCGGCGACGCCATACATGGATCGGACGCTGGCGCCCACGGACTGCCACGCACGCAGCTCGTTGTCGAGCGCACGCGCCTGCCGGTCCGCGAAGCGGTACGCCGAGTCCGCAACGTCCCGTGCACGACGCTCCTTCTCGGTGGCGAGTTCAGCCACGTACTTCTTCTCGTGCTGTGGGCCGGTCGCTTCGAGATAGGCGTGCGCGAATGCCTTGTCGTATTCGTGGTCTGCCTCGAGGTACGCCTTGTACGCGTTACCGCACACGATGACGCCGTTCGCGATCCGGGCCGCGCACTCGCGGATAGCGGCCTCGATCTGGGCCGGGTTGTAGTCGGTCATGCTCGGCCCGCCATCTTCTTGTAGTGGGCGGTGAGCTTCCGGATCGCGGCGACGTTGGTGGACTTGCCGATATCGCCGTTACCGTCGGCAGCGAACCGGTCCGCGGCCTCTCCCGGCTCGATGTCGATCTCCTTCAGCAGCGCCAGCAACTCCTGCCGGGCAGCCGTGGCCGGATCGACGACCGGAGCCGCAGTCATGGCCGGCGCGTCCTCCGCGCGATGGAGATCGCCCTTGTGCCAGAGGTCCAGGGCCACGCCGTATCGCATGCTGGCGTTGCGGATCGCGTCGCCGATGGCTTCCTTCACCGCGTCCCCGCCGCGCTTGCCCTGGGCGTCGCCGTACCCGATGCGGGTCAGGCCGCAGACGGTCAGCTTGATCCACAGCCCGCCGTTGTTGTCGAACTTCGGCAGCCCGTCCGCGTCCCGCGCGAGAGGCTCCCAGCTCCACTCGATGTCGGTGTCGAGCAGCCGATCGGTGACAGCCGCATGCCCCACATAGTCGACGTGGAACGCGGGCTGTCCATGATTACCGCCGCACACCTTGCAGTCGGCCTTCGGAGAGTCCTTCCGATATGGCTTGGGCAGCTTCCCGATCTGGTTGTCGTCGAACGGAACCCGGAGCTTGTCCAGTCCGGCCTTCGCGTCGGTCACAGCAGGGCCTCCTCGGCGTCGATGCGCGCCCACTGGGGCATGCGCATCACGTTGATGTCGGTGCCGTAGCCCGGCCATTCGTCGGTGGCCGTGCATTCGGCGAAGGTTTCGATGCCGCGGTCGACGAGCCGGTCGGCGAGTTCCACATCCCAGCCGTCGTTGATGTGCAGCGACATCAGGTATGGCGGTGTCTTCTCCTGGGCGAGGAAGATGAACTCGGCCACCTCGATGCCGAGGGCGCGCAGTACCCGCCGGTACACGGATTCCTGGATCGGATAGCCGTACTTGGCGGCGCTTTTCGCGAACGCGCGCGGTGACGCGTCGGCAGTCGTCTTGTAGTCCACGACCGTCCATAGCCCGTCCGGGCGCTGCTTCATGTAGTCCGGGCGGGCACGGATCTTCGTCCATGTCGACGCGTCGATCGCATAGGCGCTCACCTCCGGGAAGCCGCCGTCGAGCAGCTGCGCCACCTCGGGAGTGTTGCGGACTACCTCACCCATGCCGCGGACCATCTCCACGCCGGCGGTCAGCAACGGCACCTTGCCCTCCGCGTACGCGGCGTCGCGGGCTTCGCGGGCGGCTTTGGTGCGCCAGTCGTCGGCCTTCACTTCCACCACTTCCAGACCGGTGCCCAGGACTTCGGCGTGCGCGGCGTGGCCCTCGTCGAAGTAGGACTTGTGTTCGCTGCCGTTGTCGAGCTGGTAGCGGAACCGTGCCGGACCGCCGGGTTTCAACAGCTCCCGGACACCGGAGGACGACAGCCAGTCCGTGTCGGCGTGGTATTCGAGATCAGTCAGCGTGTAGTGCAGGCCAGGGCTACGAGCCATCGGAGTCCTCCTGGTCGGTGCGCTCGTTCCTGACGAGGCAGGGGTGAATGAGGTTCGGGGAGTGGACGCAGGCGCGTTCCCAGCACTCCTCGGCGAAGTAGTCGGTGATCCAGCAGACGTGGTGGTTCACGCCGGGCTCTTGATGAAGTCGCCGATCACGTCGCCGTCGGCTTGCCCGCAGGTGAAGGTGTTGCCCGGTCCGGTCTCGTCGTGTACCTGGATGCGGACACGGCCGTCGGGGTCGTGCTCGATCACCAACTCCGCGTAGCCATCCCGGCCGCGCAGACGTGGACCGTTGATCGTCAGGCGGCTCATGACACCGCCGTTTCCACCTGCTGCCGACGGTGGGCCTGGTAGCAGCGCTCGCAACGGCCCTTGCCGCCGTAACGCACCCCACGCCAGTTCGGGTCCCGGCGGCTACCGATCGCCTCACTGCACGCGATGCAGCGACCGGGATTGGGGTTCAACTTCTGCGTCTGCTTGCGGGACACACGCTCGGACGGGACCGGCACCGACAGCAGCGCGGCCTCGATGGTGCGCGTCATCAAGTCCCGTGGGCGGATCGAACGTCCCGACAACTCCACCTGATCCTCCGGTGCGCCGTCGTAGATCAGGGCGTTGAGCGTGTGCAGCGAGATGTTCGCGGCCCGAGCGATTCCCGGGTTGGTCATGCCCATATCCCAGAGCTGCCCGAGGTGGGCGATCGCCTTGCCGGAGGGGGTGTAGTCGTCGCTGTGCCGGTTGTGGCGGTGGGAGATTCGATGGCGCGAGGTGATCGGCCCGGCGATAGCCTTGAGTGGGGCCAGCTTGGCGCCGCGCCACACCGGGGTGTCACCGAGGTAGACGCCGGCCCACACCCCGCACACGCCCGATTTCTGCGCGGTGAGCAGAGCGTCGGTGGCGCACATCTTCAGCACCGGGCACTGCTCGCACAAGTCGATGGCGTCCCGGACGCTTGCCCTGCGTTCGGTGCGGTCGGGGTAGAACTTGTGCAGCGGTTGCCCTTTGCACTTCGCTTGTTCGCGCCAACTCATCACAACACCTCGTTCTCGCGGTCGATCTGCCTGTCGCGGGCGCGATCCCACTCGGCGCCCTCGTCGTAATCCCCGTCCTCGTCACACACGCGCACCACCCCGAAACCACGACTGCGCTTCGAGCGCGAACGCCAGCTCGTGCTCGGCCTCCAACTCCGGATCCGGGGCGGGCAGGCGGTCGTGGGCTTCCTGGTAGGGCTGCCACCACGGAGCTTTCGGTTCACGCATTGGCCTGCTCCTTGCCGACGTAGCGGACATGCAGGACGCCCAAGCGGCTGATGGCCTCGAACTCGCCGCCGCTGAACCGCATGTCGGCGCCACGGTTGATGCGGGACGCGACCGTGTAACCAGTGATCTCGTTGATGCTGTTCGGCCACTGCCCCCACTCGCCGGGGTGGGCGCGGAGGTCTGCGGCGAACTGGTCGAGGCGTTGGGATTTGACGTTGGGCTTTCGTTCCGGGAGATGGCGCACGTACGTGAAGTCCGGTGCGGGGATTGCGGCTACGGCGGTCTCTTCGCCGACGTGGCGGACGATGTAGCCGAACCGGCGGGCGATGATCGCGTCCAGGCGGTCGGCGAGTTCGCCGGCGTGCCAGAGGCGGATGTCCTTCGACAACTCACCCAGGTCCGCGACCACGGCGACGATGTCCACCTCGGAGAGCAGAGGATTGGCTGCGCTCATCGAGTGGCCTCCTGGTCGATTTCGCTGGGGCGGGTCATGTCGTTGATCTCGCGCCTCATCGCTCGCATGGTCAGCAACTCAGCGAGCGCGAGCAGGATTTGTTCCTCCGGCACTCGCTCGATGGCCGCGATGCCATCCCGTTCACGCCCCTGGACGATGTCGGTCAGCTCGGCGTCAGTCAGAAACGGGACCTTCGGCTGCCGTTCTCGGGTTTCGTTGTTACCCATCGGGTAAGCTCCTCGTATCTCGGGTTAGGTACCGGGGCGAGCAGTCATCTCGCCCCGGCGCACTCGTGTTCAGGGGTTACGCCGCACTCGATTTCGTGGCCTCGTAACGGGCGCGCTGCTTGCGGCGCTGCGCGGCGTCGGCGCAGAAGTCGTTCATGCGGGCGGCGGTGCCGAGCCCGAACGCCTGCGCGATGCAGTCGAGTTCGTGGTCTGTCGGGATCGAGCCGTCCTTGAAACGGATCGCCATCGGTCAGCCCTCCCGCTTCGCGGCACGCAGGCACGCGGCGCACTCGGCGCGACCGTCGACGATGTGCCATTGCGCGGACCAGGTGTAGGCGCGGGCCCGGCCACAGACCGCCGCGACCTCCTCCTGGCGCCCGAACCCGCTGTGCTGGTCCTTCTCGATGACCAGCGGGACCAGGTGCAGGACGCGACCGTCGTGCGTTCCGGCCCAGGTATGGCCTTCGCGTTCCGGCCGCGGCTCTACTCCCCACTTCGGGGCGTGAGGGCAGTTGTCGGCGATTCGCGTGTCCGCGTTCCGCTTGATCTGCACGGTGTACCCGAGCTTTTCGTCGCGGCGGCGGACCGCTTTCGATCCGAAGAATCCTTCTCGCGCTTCCTCTTCCGAACTTGTGTATCGGCAAGTGGCCCAGGCGCATTCGCACCCGCAGGGGGCTACGAGTACCCAGGTACATTCCTTGGCTGGGACAGGTTGTCCGTCGACTTCGAAGTAGGTGGTGACTGCCATCGGTCAGCCCTCCATCGGGGCGGTAGTGTTCGGGGTGGACATCACTTCTCCTCGTGATGAGTGGTGTTCAGGCCCGGCGAGCTAGGACCTCGCCGGGCCGCTTACGTCAGTGCTCGTCTTCCCAGGGGGCGCGTTCGTCGGCGTAGTGCCAGTCGTCCCAATCCGTCGCCGCCGGAACCGCTTTCGCCTGCGGGTGCAGGTGCTGATGCAGGGCTTCCTCGAACGCCGCGAACATGCGCCGCCCCAACCCGACCGCCGCGCTCACGACTGATCCCCCTTCAGGTCACCGAGAACGACGCGGGCGAAGTCGCCCTCCGAGATCTCTCCGGGAACGAAGCCGCGACCGACCACGCCGATACCCGAGGGGACCCAGCCGGCGGACACCAGGCCCTCGGCCTCGTCGCGGGTCAGGCGACGCGGATAGTCGTCCGAGCACAGATGGGCGACCAGACCCTCACGGTCAGCGAAAACCGGCGTGACAGGCGATCCTTCGGACACCGTCTCCCACAGCTGCCAGCCCTCGCCGGTGGGCGGCTCCTCGGCCTCCCACGCCTCCGCTTCAGCGCGCTGGCCCGGATAGGCTTCGACGCTTCCGTGGCCGTTGCAGGCAGGACACCAGCCCCACTTCTCTGGAAGTCCAGCCGCTCGTACCAGGCCGCGAGTGATAGCTTCGCGGTTCTGCGCGAATCGACCGCGCTCGATCGTGCGCCGGAACTCGTACGGATCGTCCTTCACGAGAGCCTGTGCGAACTCGACGATGTCCGCCGACGGGCGCACCACCCGGTAGTCCACCCAAATGCCTTGGCGGGCGATCTCGTCCTCGCGATCCACTGGCGGGTAAGTGTCCTTCTCCAGCCACGGGTGCATCGGTTTCCCTGCAGCGTTTTCATCGACATCCGCGATGAGCTGATCGATCATCAAGCCGATGCGCTCGATCCACTGATGCGCCGGGGTCGAGCCGCGACCGAAGCAGTCCTGGCAGCGGTTCTCCCGGAACTTGTCCGGCGTCAGGTAGCCGTGCCACACCTCGTTCAGCGGCCAGTCGAAGTCCAGCGGCACACGCCGCACTTCCCTGCTCATGCCGGCACCGCCTCCGGGTAGCCATGGATGATCGCCAGCAGATCCCCACCGATCTCCCGACCCCGGCCACCCGACTCGATCAACGACTGCAGGTAGGTGGCCCGGAACAGGTCCGGCATCGTCGCGAACGTGCGACCCACCGTCCACTCCGTGCTCCCCGCCGGAGAGGTCAGCAGCGCACCCAGGTAGCGCAGGACCTCGTCCATGCGGGCCCGGTACTCGGCGGGGGTCATGCCGTCACCTCCGGTTCGGCGAGACGGCCCAGAGTGCGAGCGGCAGCCTTGTATTCGGGTGACTCGGCGGGGTCCTGGGTGATCATGTCGATCAGCAAGGTCCACGCCCGGTCGTCGTCGGCGGTGGCCAGGTCTTCGCCGAGCTTGTGTTCGGCGGAATCCGTTGGGGCGGAAAGCAGTTGCTTCACGCACTGCTGCCAGCCCGGAGAGGTCACGGACATTTGGTATGCTTCTCTCTGTTCGTCTGTTCGGACATTCATTGGCGAGTGGGGCTACTCGCCGATTCCCCCGGCTTCTGCCGGAAGTTTGGGAACGCCCTCCGCAGTCGCGGTGTCACGTGACAGCGCGGAGGGCGTGTCCTCACCACACGGAGCTGTGTCGGCTTGTGGTGAGGAAGAATTCGCGCAGTAGCATCCGCATCGCGATGAACGCGGATCGGTCTGGCCGGTTTCCGCAGCGTGCTCGACGTCTTCGTCGTCAGCCCAGGTGTGCCACCGCGGAGGGTCGTAGTGCTCGCCGAACTGGCATGGCCAGCATCGCGAGTAGCACAGTCGATACTCGTCACCAGATGTCGTCATGACGCCTCCGGCAGATGTATCCGTCATCGGTGGCGGCGATGTCGTCTCCGGCTTCGATAGGCTTGGAGCACAGTGCGCACCGACCGTCGTACTTCGCCGTGAACCAGTCCAGGGGTGGCGGTTTCGGGAGATCCTGCTTCCGGCAGTGCGCACACCACGCCTTCGGCATCTCGGTCAGGTCGCACAGTTCGTCGCTCATCGCTGCACCTCCCCGGACGTCCCCGGGAGCGCCAGCAGCCCGCCAGCCGCATCAACCGGGGACGACCCACCCTCGACAGCGGGCGATCCACCACCGAGGAGACACAGGGACGCGATCGCCCACAACACCAGGCCCGCAGCCACACCCGCCGCGACCGTCAGGATCGACACCAACGCCGCGAACAACGCATAGTCGGAGATCCAGTGATCGCCGTGGAGGGCGAACGCGAGAACGATGGAGTAGCCGGTGACCACCAGCAGCTCGAAGCCGCGCTCTCGGGCCGTGCGGAGTACGGGGTTCATGCCGCACCGCCCCGACCGTCGAACGCGATCTCCCAGATCCATGCCGGATAGGAGTTGACCTCGCCGTACAGGGCGTGCGGAACCTTCACGGCGTCGATGCCGTGCGCCTTCGCGATCGAGGACGCCTGCCGCCCAACTTTGTTCAGAAACTGAGTCGAGGTGTTGTCGACCTTCATCAGCCGGGCGTAGCCGAGCGCGGAGTACCAGTCGTGGCGGCCCTCGATCGCGTCGAGGCGGGCGTCGGTCTTGGTCGCGATCGCCTTGGCTTCCTCCGCCATGCGCTGCGTGGCTTCGAGCTGATCGATCTGCGCGCGCATCAGGTCGAACACCGTCGCGGCACTCGGCGCCGCGGTCGCAACCTCAGCCTTGCGCGTCTGGGTGGCGAAGTATGCCTGCGCGGCCGCCACTTCCGACTTGTTCGGGTCACCGTTCATTGCCACCAGGTAGGCGGCGAAGCGAGTCAACTCGAAGTCACTGCCCTGCTTGGTGCCGGAGATCTTGCGCGATCCCGCAAAATTGCTGGCCAGGTCGTAGCCCTGGTTCACCGCGGTCTGCCTGGCGCGCTCGACCGGAACCGTGAAGTTCCGCCACGACGAGTAACCCATCAGCGGCATGAGGTCGCGCGCCGACCAGAACTCGGAACCGTCAGCCCGGACCTGCCGAATCGCGTCGAACGGCGAGGTGGCGGGGATCAGTTCGGCACTCATGCCGCTTCACCCCGCTTGCGGATGTCGGCGGCCTGCCGTGTCCGCCGCGTGCGATCGAACGCGCGCATCATCGCGACAATCCCGTCGGCCGATCCCGGAGGGAAGTGCGCCATCTGCTCGTCGATCCACTGCTGATCGACCTCGACGGGGGCACTCACGACGCGTCCTTGTTCTGCATGCGCGGCGGCGGGATAAGATCGTTCGGATCGATTCCCAGCTCCTTCGCGACCGCTTCGAGTTCCTCTGTGTTCCAGGGATTGACACCGTCCAAGCGGCGGTCGAAAGTGGTCTTCGGGATGCCTGTGAGTCGAGCGAGACGATAAGGAGCGATGCCGGAGTCTTTGACCGCCCGCCGCACGCGGGTCGCGACTCGTTGCGACCAACGTGATTGATTTCCCATATGGATGACTGTACACCCATATGGACGGATCGCAAGAGGTTTGCTCGCGCGATTCCGATAGGACACGACTAGGCCAATCGGAACGCCCCCCATTCCCATATGGGAAGTGCTGGCCTACTCTCTGGGTGTGGCTACGAACTCCCGGCACGTTGGAGCATGGACTCGAACGATCGCCTCAGAAGTGCGCAACCAGCGGTTAAACCGCCGTATGGAGCAGAAAGATGTGAGCGCTGCTACCGGCATACCGGTGAACACGCTCTCGAAGATCGAACGCGGTCAGATGGCGATCGACATGGAACAGATCGACTTGCTTGCGGCAGCGTTCAAGATGTTGCCTGAGGATTTGATGGCATTGGCCCGCAAGCACGACAAGGCGCGCATACGAGAAGCGCAGAAGGCCGAAGAGGTCTACCTCGCCAGCGGCAAGCTGAACCCAGCCAACACCAGGGGCAAGTCCCCATCATCGGAACATATGGATTCCATATCCAAGCGGAAGCCGTCGGCCGGCTGACGCATCGTCACCTCGACCATCCATCCCTCGCCCGGTCGGTACTGCCAGTTTTCCAAACTGCCGCGGCCGAACATCCATACCTGCATGGCCGCGGCGAGGAGGCGCGCGAACTGCGTCTCCATCAATCCGGTTCGGGGTACCGCGTCGATGAGATTACCCGTAGCAATCAGGGTTCCGATGATGATCCAGGAGCCCTCAGCTACCACTTCTCCCATGGGCTCGCACAGTCGGATCCCGAGAGTCGCGAGATCCGTTGACGTATCCCACATTTGAGGTAGATCGTCGTTGACCTGTCGGTTCCCCACTGTCGCACCCTCCGCTACACCCCGACCGCTCTGCTCGCCGCCGCGCTGGACGTGCATCAATCAGCTTAGTTGCGGCATGGCAACAATCAAGAGCGAATGAGAGGATAACTGCCCCGTTTATTTCAAACGTCCATATTTCGAGCGGAACCGCAAACCTGTAGTTACACAGCGGATTTCGATCGACCGGCAGAGACAGCAACCGAACACCGGTTCGAACACCGTAAAGTGAAATGGCGGGGTAGATAATGTTCATCCCCAGTGACAGAAACCCAGATACCTGGCAGCAACCTTCAGACATCGGCCGAAACGTTATGTGACACCAGCCAGTCCGATCACAGCAGCGAACGCAACGGCCGCACCCGCACCCCCGGACCAGACGGCACAACCGACCGCGGCATCAACGTCACCACCAGGTTCCTGCGAATGATCTGCCGCCGCTCCGTCAACGTATACGATTCCCACCGCTGGCGAGCGTCCGGGCCCACCGCATCCAGCAACAACGGATCGATCTGGGAGGTAACCGCATTCACCCGCGCCCGCGCCTCACCGATCTGAGCCTGCAACTCCTCCACATACACCGCCACCACCTCGGCCGACATTCGCGTCCTCGCCGCATCCCGCACATACGTCTTGATCTGGCCCTCCAGCTCCTCGATCAACGCCATATCAGCATCAACCGACGACTGCCCTAGTTCCTCCTCCGCCATCAACAGCGCGCGTGCGTCCGGCCGCTCCAGCCGCTGCATCAGGAACTCCGTCACATGCGCATCCACCACAGCGATCGAACGGCTCGCGTGCCCCTCGTTGCATCGGTACGTCGGCGGCAGCGGCTTCTTCTTCTGCTTCGGATACCGGGCGCCCAGCTTCTCCCCGCACGCCCCGCACACCGCGATCCGCGACAGCAGATGCGCCGGCTCCACACCCCGATGCGTCCGCCGGGTCGGGTCGTTCAGCACCACCTTCAGTTGCTCGTGCTGCTCCACCGTCAGGATGGGCTCCCATGTCCCCTCCCGGTGGATCTCCCCCTTATAGGTTCGGAACCCGGCATAGGTAGGCCGCAGCAAGATGTTGCGCAGCACTCGCTGGTCCACGAACCCCTTGCCGC